GTAATTGTTACATCACCAACATCATCCAAAATAGAAACGCTTGGAATTGCAGCCCAAGCCAGACCTGTAGAAGTTGAAGAGTTAGCTTTTAAGAAATAACCATCTGTTCCCACTGCAAGACGACCAATTGTATTATCAGCCGTTCCTGCAATTAAATCACCCTTTGCATCAATCGTGTTAAGAAGAGCATTGATTGGGACTGCGCCAATTTCTGTCCACGCAGAACTGTAATAAACATAAGTCCCGCCGTTGAGGGAGTTAAACCATATTTGACCAGCTATAGGAGAAGATGGTGCGGTGTCGGAGACCATTGCAGCCATTCCTGATGCACCGACTTCAACCCAGTAAGAATCATAATAAACAAATGTTTGAGCAGTATCTGTCTTAAACCACAAAGCACCATCTGCCGGAGAGACTGGGGCAGTTAACGAGTTAGTAACACCTCCGCTTTGTGAAGCAGGCGCAAATTTAGTGCCATCAAATTTTAATACTTGGTTAGAGGTGGCGCCAGAAGGATCAATTTGGACGCCATTGATCGTGGCGGTGTCGCCAACGATTAAGCTGTTCTTGACTACAAAATTTTTATTTGCCACTAAAGTTCACTGTCCCTCTAGTTTTATGTTTTAAAACTTAACTACTATTATATCACACTGCTATAAGTGTTCTTGCTACCTTGACTGTTGCACTTGTTGTTGCGGCATCCGTAATGGTAACTCTTAATAATACGTTTGATCCGGAAATTGAAGTTGATACTGTTAAAGGAATAACTGTTCCGCCCAATTCAATCACTGCGTATTCTGACAAGTAAGATGTTGTTCCATCATGGGCCAACAAAACTTCTGAAGTCGTATATTTTGAACCTTGAGTTACTTGCACAAGATACTTAGCTGTTCTATAAACTGTCTTGTCAAAGCTATCAACTGTTGTAATTGTATTAAGAGTTATTGCTTGAGTTGAAGTATTAAGTTCACCAGTTCCAGAATCAAGTGTTATTGCTCCAGTAGCTATGCTACCAAAGGTCACTGCTGCGTTAGTCGCAACATCCTGACCTATTGAAAGGCTAATTGTATTAGCGCCATCGTTATAGGCCTTGGTTACACCCGTACCTGCGGTTATCGCGCTTTCTACGGCGTCCTGAGCTGCCTCAGAGAAGTCTGATATCTTTGCTGCTGTTAAAGTAGTAAAAGTAAGATCTCCAGAACCATTGGTCATCAAGACTGAACCGTTAGCTCCATCAGCACCTACTGCCGAAATAATTGATGCTTCTGTAGTCCCAACAATCGTTGTGAAGTCTAATACTCCAGAACCGTTTGTTGTAATTGCTTGACCAGCAGTTCCGTCACCACCAGCGGCAGCGATTACTGCTGCTGCGGTAACTTGGGCAGCGGCCGTATTGCTAGTAATGATGTTGTAATAGTTCGTTCCATCGTTAGTTGTTTGCCATGTATCAGTGGTTTCATTCCACTGTAATGCAACATTTGTTGATGTTCCACGCTCAATCTCAATACCAGCATTAGCTGATGGAGTGCCAGCCTCACCGGAGTTAAGGGTGATGAGATTATCTTCAAGAAGAATTTGTGTTGTATTAACTGTTGTCGTGTTACCGCTAACTGTTAAATCTCCAGTAACAACAAGGTTGTTTGAAATCGTAACATTAGCTGGGAGACTAAGTGTTACCGCACCAACGCCAGAGTTCGATACTGTAATTTCATTTGCTGTTCCAGTCAATCCAGTAACAAGGTTTGTAGCCCTATCGCTAATTTGTGAAGCTGTTACTGAGATTGTTGTATTCGCAGCAGCCGTTAGGCGGCCTTGTGCATCTACCGTGAAAGTTCCAACAGTGCCTGCACCGCCATAAGAACCAGCCGCAACAGCTGTCGAAGCTAAGTTAAGAGTAACTGCACCAGAAGATCCACCACCTGTTAAACCAGTTCCTGCTGTTACTGCAGAAATGTCGCCAACTTCAATTGGAGTATTAATCCAAGCTGTACCATTCCACTTGAGGAAATCTCCGCTTGTGGCAGAAGTAATAGTGACATCACCAATATCATCAAGGTTGTTGATGGTTGGGATTGAAGCCCACTCAACGCCAGTGGCTGTTGTAGAGTTAGCCTTCAAGAAGTAGCCATTTGTGCCAACAGAAAGTATTGCTGGAGTATTATCAGCACTACCAACTATTAAGTCACCCTTGGCATTGATGTCAGCCTTAACGATTGCCACGGAACCAAAGTCTGACACCTGGCTAGCAGTAATACTAATAGCAGCATTAGAAGCCGCTGTAAGGCGTCCCTGAGCGTCTACAGTGAACGTTGCCACGGTATTCGCATTTCCATAGCCACCAGCTGTTACAGCTGTGCTATCAAGGTTTAAGGTAATTGTGTCAGTTGCGCCTGCAACAGAACTCAAACCAGTGCCACCCGAAATTGTTAAAGTATCGGTACCCGAGCTAATAGTTTGGCTTGTTCCAGAATCACCAGCAACCGTAAATGATGTTGCTACGTTTGCAATGTCTGAATTGCTAGCAATGTTAACGTAAGTGGTCCCATCATTTGTAAATGTCCATTTATCCGTAGTTTCATTCCAAAGAATAGCTACATCTGTCGATGTTCCTCTATTAATTTCTACGCCACCATTTAATGTTGGGGCACCTGTAACACCAGAGTTTAATGTAATAATATTATCTTCAACGTTCAACTGTTCAGTATTAACAGTTGTCGTATTGCCACTAACTGTCAAGTTTCCACCAACAACAACATCTCCAGTTGTTGTAATTTGTGCAAATGTTACTGAAGCGCCTGTGCCTACTGCTTGGCCAATAGCAATTGTTGGAGTAGCAGTCTCACCAGAGTTATTGGTAAGCGTTACGCCAGTACCAGCAACAAGTGAAGAAACATAGTCTCCAGTTGTTTTTGTTCCAAGAGCAACTGTGTTGTCTGGCAATGTAACAGTACCAGTGAAAGTTGGTGAGGCTAAGTTTGCCTTTAAGTCAAGAGCTGTTTGTTGGGCGGTGGAAACAGGTTTGTTTGCATCCGACGTATTATCAACGTTTGCAAGACCAACGCTTGATTTTGTTAGATCGGTAACTTGTGATGCGGTGATTGCAATAGCTGAGTTAGCAGCTGCGGTCAAACGACCTTGAGCATCAACAGTGAATGTTCCTACAGAAGACGAGCTACCATAGCTAGCAGCAGAAACTGCAGTGCTATCAAGATTTAAAGTAATCGTATCAGTATTAGAGGTTACTGACGTTAAACCAGTTCCACCTGCAATGGTGAACGTATCTCCAGCTGTAGTTGAATTACCGGTTGTAATAGTTTTGCTACCACCTGAATCGCCATTAATTTCAAAAGATCTTACAGCTGCATTCGTATAGATTTGCGCATTAGCATAAGCTGTTCCAGCAGCAGTTGCCGCTGCACCATAGGCATCAAACGTATTTGCTGTTACTGCTATTGTTGGAGTAGAACCTTCGCCAGAGTTATTTGTAAGGGTGATTGCAGTTCCGGCTACTAAGCTAGAAACATAATCTCCAATAGTATCCGTTGAAAGATTTACTGCATCATTGATCCAAACTGAACCGTTATAACGGAGGAAGTCTCCATTGGCAGCTGAAGAAAGAGTAACGTCACCCAAGTCATCAATTGAAGCTATTGTAACAGTGGAGCCAGCAACAGCTGCATAAACGCCCACTCTTACTGAGCTAGCAGAAGGAGCTGCAGAAAAATCTAAAGTAACTGCTGAAGTTGTTGTGGCTTCCCAGCGAACTTCAATAACCTCATATGGACTTGCCGCATTGCGCGCAACAACAACAACATCTCTTGTTCCCAAGGAGTGAGTAATGGTAAATGTAGTAGCAGTTCCATCACCAATCGTTGAAGTGTAAACCGTACCAGCTAAACCGGTATCTGTGCCAGGAGCAAACTTAGTGCCATCAAACTTCAAAACTTGATTAGTTGTCGCGCCAACAGGATCAATCTGTATGCCACCAACTGTTAAAGCTGTTGTAATTGCAACAGAGGAAGGAAGAGAAAGAGTATATACACCTGATGTGGCATTTGCTGATACGGCTATTTGACTTGCCGTGCCAACAACGTTAGATATTAAATTAACTCCGTATTATAGCATCGGCTGTTTTGTTCTTGTAGAATAATTTACCGTCAACAACGTTAATCGCCAATTCGCCCTCAGCAAGTGAAGATGGGGTGTTAGCAGCTTCATCTGACCTTTTAATTAAAAGCGTGTTATTTGTCGCGAATTTAGAACCACTATAAGCCACGGATTACCTCTTCCCTATTGTACGTTAATTCTTGTATTATAGTAATCATATCATAAATATTAGATAGTTTAAAACTAAAAAAATATTTAATTACTCTTGATATTAACCCAAAAGCCTATAATCAACCCGCCATTACTTCTAAGTATTTAAGATAGCTTTCACTAAAAATGAATTAACCTGCGTAACCGCCTGCTTTATGGTTTGTGTCATTGTAATCAAACATTGTTACAGCAGAATATTTAACTCCTGATTTCACTGGCAGCGAGGCATGAGAGTAAATAAACGTTGATGGGAATACCACAATGTCGCCTACTTCTGGTTTAATTGTTTGGTTTAAATGATTGAACCAAAGTTCCCCACCTTCATAATCGTCATTTAAATAAGCGACAGTAGACACTGTACATATATAGGAAAAACCGTGGTCTGAATGGACATCAAAGTGCTCACCAACGCCATACTTTACAAAGTTGACTGCTTCCATATATGTCATGTCCAACTTGTAAAACTGCGAAAAATTCTCTACACATAATCCGATTGACATAACTATTTCATCATATGCTTTTTTAAACTCGCTGTATTGTTCGCTTATTCCCCAAACCATATCCGAAGATAATTTACAATCCCAACAATTTCTGTAATCAGGCATTAGTTGGTTGTGCCCGACCATTGCTTGTTTCCATCTTAATGTTTGGTGTGAATTTTTGTCTATAAAAGAAGTAATTGTCTGTAAAATTTCACCGCAATTTGGTATGGCGTCCTTGTATACTCGAACGCCCATTTCTTCTGCTCCCAAATGCTGATAATTAAGCATTTATCATTTTTCTACTGAACCCTTGGACCATTTACTTGTTTTGAATTCTTCATCCAATCGTTGTTTTTCCATTTCGCCCCATACGTCCTTACCATGTTTGTTTTGGTTTGCTAGCCATTCTTCACTGCCAACATATTCATAACCCCAAAACAATCTGATAAAAACTTTTTCACTAACTTTTGCTGCGTGCACGCCATGGTAATAGGGTGGGTGGGCAGGTAATATGAGGACATCACCCGCTTTGGGTTTGTAAATAAAGTAATCAAAATCAACATCATCTTTGAACACTTTGAAGGCTACTTCACCGCCCTCGTAGTCGTCGTTCAGGTATATCAAGCATGTAACCCAATGTTTGTATCCGGGGTTGTGTGTTTGCGCCATAATAAAATCCGTATGATAAGTCATCGCTGTTTTTTGGGTTGGTTCTTTGGCGTCATGTATCAAAAGGTATGGGGTTCCATGAGACCAGTTTGGGATGGTGACACCATATTTGTCTACATATTGTTTTGTGCACTCGTAAAACAAATTGGATATTTGCTTAGCCAATGGATTTTTGAGACCATCAAAACGCTCATCCCATTGTTCTTGTGTTGGAAAGTTTTCTGTTTCAATCCATGAGTATTCAGTGAAGAATGTTTCTTTTCCAAGCGAATACCATGGTGTCCATGGTTTTACATATTTGACGTCCACAGTGATAGATTTTAAAAAATCTTGAGGGTTTTCTAAAGCATTTTCAAAAACCATGACCTTGGGGTAAAGTTCTTTTGTTTTCATGCCCATCAATTTCTACCGGTTGAGGGTTTTAATACTGAATCTGCATACTGCCATTCTTCTACACTATCCCAAATTGCATGAGCCGCAAGGTGCCCCACTAATTTATGGTAATTATTCGTGATATCACAAAACCATTTTTCTTTAACGAAACAATCTACACTCAAAGAAAAGGGGACAAAAGTATGTGTCCAATGAACCGTTTCGCTTTTTTCATCAGAAATGCGGCAAATCATTTCATTGATTGCTGTTTCTAAAATTGGGTTATTAGGGCCTGCACCGAAAAACCAATTTTCCCAAATCAAACCCGTTGGTTGAGGATATGTGTTTTGAAAACCAACAAACATCTTTGAGTCGTCATAAAACTGAGTTATTTTGTTGACACATATTGAATCTAGGTCAGCATAAAATCCACCATGCTTGTTTAAATGTATGCATCGCCAAAAATCAGCACGGTTGTCTCCTCGTTTTATTCTGTTGTAAAGCAAGGCAGTATTAACCCCTGCTATTTTTTCTATGTCTTTTCTACACATTTCATCATCAAAATACTCATACTGCCAATCGGGATTATGGTAAATAAAACTTTTTTTGTATTCCTGCACATAATCAGGGATTGTGTTTTCTTCCCATTTTCCGCATTGGTAAATTATTTTAGGAATCATGATTCAGCAATGTTCTTTTGTCTCTTGTACCAAATACAAATGTAGTCAACATGTATCTTGTTCCTTTGGTAGTTGTATTAACCATGTGGGGCTCGTTGGAGTCATGTATAACCAGACTGCCAGCAATTGGCTTTAAGGACTTGTTTAAATTTGGATACACGAGTTCCCCGCCATCAAAATTTTCGTTTAAATATATTACGCAACCAAAATCAGTCACACCTGTTTCGTCGTCTTTGTGTTCCGCCATAAACCCTCCCTCTGCAAACCTAAGAATAGAATCAATGTTTAGTATGTGTGAGTAGTCACAAAAATATGAAGCGACTCGTTTGTTAACTAATTTCAATAAAGGTAATTCAAATTTTATAGGTAATCTGTTCTTCTCCCAAATACCCCCTTGGGGATTGGATTTATCAGACCATTCTTCTTCTGTTGCCGAATAAGCAATGCACAAAAGTTCAAGACATTCGCTTTCGTTCAGAAATGAATCAATAGATAAAAGCATCCCAAACTACTTAACGCAAATAACTTTCCAAAAAAACGGGATGGTGTATCTTGTCCCAGAAGTAACCGTTTTCACGCCGTGTGAATAATTTATGTCGCCGGGGAAAAATACTGCCATTCCCGCTTTAGGTTTTATTTGCAAAGATTGATGCGGGAAGTAAAGTTCACCACCACCAAATTCTGAACCATCATTTATATAAATAACGGAAGCAAGGTCTTGGTCTTGTTGAGAATTTGGGCGTCCGTCTTGTAACTGCTTATCTGCATGAACTGGTTGGAAATCTCCGACTGCCCATTTGCAGATAGATAACCCATTTGGAATTGTCTCAACTGGGAAAACTGATTGAATGTTTTTTTTCATTCGAGAAAACAAATTGTGAAATAGCGGAAGCATTAATTGGTGAATGTTTAAATGTATTTTATCTTTATACCTAGAGTCTTCTTGATTCCCAGTCCAATCGGTAATAGTCGCTACATATTCATTAAGATTTTTTACCTCGTCGCTTGTAGCAAAATTATCCACTATGTGAATATTCTTGGCGTCATTACCCCAATAACCTGGCGGTACTAAATCGGGCAACGCCCTGCGTTCTAATGTATCCATCAATGGCTACCATTTACCCAAGGGGCAAACCGCCTGTTGAAGTTTTACTTTCAGCTTCATAAAACAACCGCACTCTTTACATTGGTGGGTTACTTTAAGGAGACTTGGGCATGCTTCACAAATTGCGTATCTCTTGTTCGCATCTGTTTCTGTTGAGCGTTCTTTGTTTTGATTCGATAAATCCCAAGGACGTGTAGTGCCTAGATTTTTCTTCCACTCTTGATACGCTGACATATTATTTTTCCTTCGTAGTTTATTTTATTCTGTAAAAAATTGATTAGTCGTTTTGTTTACCCATGAGGCTGCAGCAGCAGATATCGCAATATCTTTATAAATGTCAGGAACTGCTATTGATGCACGTTGGGCTCTAGGCATTTCAGCAAATTCTGCATCGGTAAACCCGTACTTACTTCCCTCTTCGGCAATAAATTTATCCTCTATGTACTTGAGCATTTTTGTTCCAAGTCCTTGACGTAGGTGGTCTGGGTGTGCCATAAAAATAAAAGGTTTTCGCTTGTTTGATTGGTCATAATATCTTCCTGAAATAAAAAGCAATTTTCCGTCTTCTCCTCGATAAAAAATATAGTAGACATCTTGGTAGTCAGTATGACCAAACATGCTTGATTTTGCTGGAGCCACCAACTCGGTGAAACCTGGGGTGCCGTATTCACCAAATCGTGTCTCAAAAGCATTCCAACCCTCAAAAAACATTTCTTCAGTTTGGTCAAAAGTTGCAGTGAGGTCCGTCCAAAAATCGTCTTTATTTATATCGCTCATAATTTATATTCTTTCTTTTTTTTGTTCATTAAATTAATTATACCATATTTTTTAAATACATGATAGGTAAGGAATCTTGACACCAACGCAAGTGCCGCAACAAGGACCTATGCTTCCATTTAAACCATTACAGTCAGGGCATGAAAACGAAGGTGGGAACGAAGGTGGGAACGAAGGTGGGAACGAAGGTGGAAAATCTGGAGGAAACGAAGGTGGAAAATCTGGAGGAAACGAAGGTGGGAACGAAGGTGGAAAATCTGGAGGAAACGAAGGTGGGAACGAAGGTGGGAACGAAGGTGGGAACGAAGGTGGAAAATCTGGAGGAAACGAAGGTGGGAACGAAGGTGGTGGTGCTACCGGAGTCGCACATACCTGACCAGAAGAATCAGAGTTAACCCCATACGGAGTCTCTAACGCAACAGTGAAACAATATTGTGTTCCATTACTCAAACCAGTAACAGTTATTGATGAACATGGTGCAACACAAGTTGCGTTCACCCCACCAGAAGTGGCACGGTATGTACCGCCACTTGTTTTTCCTTTATAAGTTGATTCGGTAAAACTAATTGAAACTTGAGCATTCCCAGCCGATGCCGCACCGATGGTCGGCGTTGTCGGTTTTTTACCTTGACTGGATGTATTACCTGGAATCACGATGCACTCAAGTCACCCATCAGCATCCAGATGTTCGTGTCGCACTTCAATAAGGTCGCTGATGAGAATTGCGCTCGCAAGTAAGCACCAGGTGTTGAGTAAATAGTTACTGTTCCCGAGACTGGGATTATCTGTGTTTTGCCGGTTCCATACTGGATGATATGGATTTGTGACCCAATTGGGAATTGAACTGATGCATTGGTTGGCACGGTAACAGTGTTTGGGGATGAAACAACGCTCATCTTAATAAACTTGTTTTTGTCAGTCAGGACAAGAGGGTAATCCGTTGTTTTTGTATCAATGGTTGCGTCTGCTAATTTTCCCAATTCTATTCCAGCGTTACTCTTAATGTCGGCGTTAATGATTGTGTCGTTTTCAATCATTGTGCTAGTTATAGTGCCAGTATCACCGGTTGAAACAAGCGTACCTGTTACGGCAGGTAGTGTCAATGTTCCAGAAGCAACGTCGGAAGCCTGCAACTTCGTTGTTCCCGAAGTTGAGCCAGAATGGTTAATCCCACTTGAAACCGTAGGAAGCGTAATTGCAGATCCAGTTGGAATTGTTACAGTTCCAGTAAATGTTGGTGAAGCAAGTAAAGCAAAACCAGAAATGGAGGCACCAGAAGGAATTGTTACAGTGCCAGTAAAAGTTGGAGAAGCCAAAGGTGCTTTTAGAGCAATTGACGAAGTTAAGGTAGTTGATAAAGAAGCGTTGTTAGCAAGTGAGGTTGCTATTTCACCTAAGGTATCAAGTGTCCCTGGGGCACTATTCACAAGTGCTGCAACTTCTGCCCTAACAAAAGCCGTGGTAGCAACTTGAGTTGTATTAGTTGACGCTGCTGCAGTTGGGGCTGCAGGTACGCCTGTGAAAGTGGGGCTAGCAAGATTTGCTTTTGCGGCAAGAAGTGTAGAATCATTAACCCAAGCTGTTCCGTTCCACTTCAAAATATCACCAGAAGCTGGAGCGGGAGATGTTGTTAAAGTTACATCACCAAGATCATCAAGATCATATATAGGTGGTGTATATACAATGTCGGCAATTTCGTTAACTACAAATGCTGTAGTCGCAATTTGATTTGTGCTTGTTGCTGCTATTGCTGTTGGGGCAGATGGAACTCCAGTAAAAGTAGGACTAGCAATATTCGCCTTAAGGTTGAGGGCAGTTTGTTGTACCGTGGAAACTGGTTTCGCCGTGTCGGCTGTATTATCTACTGAACCTAAACCAACCATCGTTGCCGAAATGCCTGAAACTGTTCCTGTAAAAGTTGGAGAAGAAATTCTTGCTATCGCCGCAGACAATCGTGCGTCTGGTAAAGTACCAGAAACTAATAAACTTGCATCCGTTGTTGCTGGACCAGCTGGACCAGTTGGACCAGTTGGACCAATTTCTGTAGCGGGTGCAAACTTTGTTCCATTATACTTAAGAACTTGACCACTAGTCGCACCTGTTGTGTCAACCTCTATGCTATCTACAAATAATATAGATGTATTTACATTACCCGTAAAAGTAGGTGAAGCGATATTTGCTTTAAGGTCAAGGGCAGTTTGTTGTACCGTGGAAACTGGTTTCGCCGTGTCAGCCGTATTATCTACTGAACCTAAACCAACCATCGTTTTGGTGATACCAGAAACTGTTCCTGTAAAAGTAGGTGAAGCGATATTTGCTTTAAGGTCAAGGGCAGTTTGTTGTACCGTGGAAACTGGTTTCGCCGTGTCAGCCGTATTATCTACTGAACCTAAACCAACCATCGTTTTGGTGATACCAGAAACTGTTCCTGTAAAAGTAGGTGAAGCGATATTTGCTTTAAGGTCAAGGGCAGTTTGTTGTACCGTGGAAACTGGTTTCGCCGTGTCGGCCGTGTTGTCAACTGAACCAAGTCCCACATCGCCCTTAACAATCCCTGTTGGAGTGTTAATTACGGGTGATGTAAGCGTTTTGTTGGTTAAAGTTGCAGTTGCGGCGCGTTCTGTGACATTGGATGTGTTGTCCACATTACCAAGTCCTACATCGCCTTTAACCAAGCCAGTAGGAGCGGTGATTGACGCACCGGTTGGAATCGTAACTGTGCCAGTAAACGTTGGTGAAGCAATATTGGCCTTAAGGCCAATTGCAGTTTGTTGAGCTGTAGAAACTGGTTTAGCCGTGTCTGAAGTATTGTCAACAGATCCAAGACCAACCATCGTTGCGGTAATACCGGAAACTGTTCCTGTAAAAGTTGGACTAGCAAGCGTTGCATAACCTGCAGTATTAACCCAAGCTGTTCCATTATATTTTAGTAAATCGCCGCTAGCAACAGAGGTGATTGTAACATCTGAAAGACTACTAATCCCAGAAGATTCTGCGGTTAGCAAAGTGGTTATGGAAACATTAGACGTACCATCAAAAGATACTGATCCAGTAACTGGGCCTGTTAAAGATATAGTTCTAGCATTTAGTAATTTAGTTGCAGTATCTGCATTACCGACCACCGCACCTGTGTGGGTCCCAGCAGAATTACCTGTTAAATTACCGGTTACATTACCTGTTAAATTGCCAGTAATTCCACTTGAATTCAAAATATCATAAAAATTAGTTCCGTCATTAGTTAATTGCCATTTGTCTGTTGACTCATTCCAACGGATTTGAACATTATTCGAAGTTCCGCGTTCTACTTCAATGCCAGCGTTAGTACTTGGAATACCAGTAACTCCAGTATTTAAAACTATAATATTATCCTCTATTAGAAGAGTTTCCACGTTAACTGTTACCGTTGAACCAGATACAGTTAAGTCTCCACTTATAACAACATTTTCTGCTGTAGATATATTGCTATTATTTTTTACCCAAGATAAAGATGTTGAAACTATAGTGCTAGACTCGTCTACGTAATACAATATATCGTTAGTCGGATCTAACGCGATTTGACCTTTTACGATATTTGGCGTAGTCATTATCGAACCTTTTTCTTTTTAATTAGAAGGTTCCACCATCGATATTAATACCATCGAATGTTGTTAAATTAGTGATAGAACCACCAGTTATAGAAACACTATTTGCATTTTGGATTGCGATAGTTCCAAGACCCAATGAAGTTCTTGCTCCAGAAGTAGTCGTTGCTCCAGTTCCACCATATGCTATACCTATAGTGGAGCCATTCCATACACCGGTTACAATCGTACCCAATGATGTCAGACTAGAGTTAACTACGCTAGATCCTAGTGTAGTGTTGGAAAGTATTTCTACAGTTCCAATTTTGAATACTTTACCAGCAGCAAGGTCTAAATGTTCTGATGAAGTCCAAGCATCTGTAGCATCAACCCAACTTAATGTCTTATTTGTTGTGCCAAGAATTGTTATACCAGCACCATCTGCTGTTACATCAGTTGGTGATGCAACATTGGAAAGTACAATATTTTTATCTTCTACTACTAATGTTGCAGTATTAAGAGTTGTAGTATTGCCCTGAACTGTTAGATCGCCAGTTACAACAAGATTATTAGATATAGTTACGTTAGATGGAAGGCTTAAAGTTATTGCTCCGTTTGATGCAGACACAGCTATTTCATTAGCAGTTCCAGCTAGGCTGACAACACCACTATTTGTAATGGTTAATGTATTAGATCCATCATTATATGATTTAGATATACCGGTTCCAGCTGTTATCGCAGAGTCGATTGCATCTTGTGCAGCTTCGTTAAAATCTGAAACTTGACTTGCAGTTATTGCTATAGTTGTATTTCCGGCTACAGTCAAACGACCTTGAGCATCAACGGTAAAAGTTCCGATACTACTTGCACTACCATATGATCCAGCTGAAACTGCTGTATTAACTAAATTAAGCGTAATAGTATCTGTTGCACTAGCGGCTGATGTTAAACCGGTTCCGCCAACAATGCTAAGAGTATCTACACCAGAAGTAATAGTTTGGCTAGTGCCGGTATTACCAGAAACAGTAAATGAAGTTGCAACCGCCGAAATGTTAGAATTAATACCAGTGACTAAATCATCTACATACTTTTTAGTAGAAGCATGTGTATTGGCCGTTGGCACGGGGACAATAATTGTGCCAGAAAATGTTTTATTTCCCGTAATAGTTTGGGTTGTGCCCAATGATGTATACGCGCCAAAACCAGCGATTGCTTCAACAGTTGTTGCAGCTCCGCCAATTCCACCAGTGCCTTTACCATAATAAAGTACATCATCAGCTTCGTTATAGGCTAATTCAGCATTTTGAAGAGTGGTTGGCGCGCCAGCTGCACCACCTCCAGACCTTCTCTTAATTCTTAGTGTATTAGCCATTTTTAAAAATTCCCTCCATCGACTAGATTACTCTCTGCATAATTGATCCACTGCGAGCCGTTATAGCGTAAAACTTGACCATTGGTAACTGAATTAATAGTAACATCTGTTAATCCATTTAAAACTGATTGAGTTGAGATATTTGTTTCAGCGGCTATTATTCTGTCCTTGACAGTTAGATAAGAACCTGCTGGTGTCAAGCCCAATACTGTTTGGACTGCTTCAACTGCATCATTAAGATCAGCATGCTGCTGAAAGTGGGGGACTGTTATCGAATTTAATAAATCATTTGCCGTAGGATTAACAAAGTTATCTAAAGATGATGGGTAATTGATTGCCATATTTTCTCCTATATCGAAAGAATTTTATTATTAGAATTATCCCAAAAAATAGTAACTGGGACATTATTGCTTGAACCGGAAAAAGGAAGCCCGCTTGAAGAATCTATATAGAATATTAACCTTGAAACACTATCGGAATAACCTACCTGATATAATACAATTGCACCAAAAGCTTCTCCAGTATAATCTGAAATTATAAGATCATCTGCATCTACTACGCCCAATGTGTTGGTTACTAAACTTAAATTATTACTACGTTTTCTTATTGATCCAGCTGGTACATCTGAAACAAATTGATGTGTATTTTCGCTAACAGTATAAGTGTTTATGTCAACCAATAATGCTTTAAAAGAATTAGAAGAAAAATTTACTTCTCCATTCAGAATAGATTCTTTTGCTTTTTTGTATATAAAATTAGCCATTATTAAATACCTATATCTTTGGATATTTTGACTCTATATTTATAATTTTGTTCAAAATAATTTTTTCCATCAGTGAAAAAAGATGGTGTTGCATCTAACGATGGGAAGTCTACATACACTTCAGGCCTCCATGAGTGAGAGCTTATCGCGCAAAAAAGATTCTCCCATCTTGATGGAGCTTTCTGTATAGGTTTTCTTTGACACAAAAAATATTTATTATCTAAAAAGTTTGATGCTGGCCTGCTATTAAATGTTATTATTAATCTTCCATTATTATAGTCATTCTGCAGATAGAAATCTCCATCTGGAGGATCAACACTGTCAATATAGAATAAAGGATTTTTAGCTATAATGTTATAACTAATATCAACTTCAGTTTTTATAGATCTATCCTCTATAAGAACTGGAGATAAATTAGGACTTACATATTCTGAATCTGATGGAGTCGCAGATGATATTTGGGTAAATGTAATTTTTTCAGTTGCAACTATTAAACCACTTGAATCAACTATATCCTGAACAGATATAAAATACTTTGTACCATCAACTAAAGTAGCTTTCCAGTAAAGAGTCAAAACTCTATTTATCTGGTTATAATCTTTAATTGTATTTATAATATTAAATGGGGCTACTACGGCAGCAGGTGTAGCGGAATCGGTATATACTTTAAAGTTTTTATTTTGTAGTGAAGATATTTTTATTGTTCTACCAAATTTTATGGAAACACTGTAAGTGTTAACTTTTGCTTGGTCAATAAGAAATAAAGCCACTGGTATTCTCCATGTTTACTTGTTATACGTAATAGTAGTAAACAAATCTGAAATATGAAAATAGGGGGTGGAGATTTCTCTCACACCCCCCATCTTCTAGGGATTCGTAACTACAACTAACCCTAAGGCTAAGCTTACGCCATTTGCTTATAAACTTCAACCTCGTAATTACGAGCAAGGTTGACGTTCTTAGCAACAGTGATACCTTCACCGTCACCGAGCATTACAATGTCGTAGCGCTCTTTCATCTTCATTTGACGGATGTCACGAGTTGGATCATCAAATTGATCTGTGCTCATTTCATCCTTAACAAGGAGTGTTCCCACTTCATTGCGGTCAATCAAGAATACATCAGACTTAGCTGCTGTAGCACCTGATTTAGCTGTGAAGCTAACAAATGGTGTAACAATTACGTTCAGACCCATTGGGGCTGTAGCATTGCTTGCACCAGATGGTGAGTCTGGACGGTAACCCCAGCTGGTATTAACAGCTGCTGCTGAACCACCAGTGTGGAAAATTGCATCCTTTAAGAATACCGACCACATCAATGGGTGGAGGATAAAGTCTGTTGGGATATGATTTTCTGCCATAAGAACAGCTGCCATGTCAACAACATCATCCCAGTGAAGGGTGTTGTTAAATGCGCCAGTAATTCCGCGACCAGTTGTATCATCATAAGCGCCATCGGCGTTATCAAATACAATTGTGGCTGCATCCTTAAAACGTGACAAAGCAATTTGTTCCTTAAGACGTGCCATGGCACGACCAGCTGCGCGAACATGAAGTCCGACAATATCCCAGAGTGAGTCAGCAATGACTTCTTCTGTGAAGGAGAGCTTAACACCCTTCTTCGAGACTTTGCCTTCGATTTGCTTAGCAAATGCGAGTGCTTGTTCTGGATACTCTTGGCCTTCTGGAATTTCTGCTGCTTGAATTGCGTTTACGGCTGGAAACTCCAAGGAGCGTCCTTTTCCTAGTCGCACTGTAGAAAGAAGTGGCGTAACCAATAACTGTGGTTCTGCTGCTTCTCTAAGTGTACGAGAGATGACCTTCGGAAAAAGTGCTGCTGCATCTGGTGATGCAAAAGCCTCTTTGATGGTCACTCTATTATTTTCGTCGATGTGCCCATCCTCGGTTAATACAGTCTCCCATGCTGGGAGACCCGAGAGGAGCTCTTGGATTGTCTTACTCATCTTAGGATCTTTCCTCCTGTTAGTGTTTCTTAAAGTGTGAGATTGACACGGAATGCGCCAATCACATTTGTAACGTCCAGATTAGAACGTATACCCAATTTACCCGAATAAGCGCCCGAGCGTGTAAGCTCGTATACCGTCTTCAAAGCACCTGGATCTGATGGCAACTGCATGTAGGACAGAAGACCATCATCAAAGTTGGTAGCAAACTGTTCTACTTCAATAACCTTACCAACCTGGAGGTAAGAATAAACGTCAGCCGAATTTAAGAAATCTGCTGCCGCCGCCTTAACTGGACGTCCCATGCTATCCGATCTTACAACCGAACCAACAGTTACGTCAGCGTTTAACCCACTAACCATTGGATACTCTACGTAACCATGGGTAATGAAACCTGCACCTTGTGATGTGCCCTTATCGAATGGACGATAAAGGTCATATTGTGCTACACCGATTGGAACTGAACGAGCAGCAACTGTTACGCCATCAGTTTGACCTGAAGAGTAGTTTGGTGTTGCTCCATTCATTGGATCCCAAGTTGAAGGCATATTATCGCCCCAAGCTTTTGATGACGATGTGCCGTTTGCTGGCACAACGCGTGAATCGCCATTGCTGTCAGCTACTACTGAAAGAATTGTTCCCTTGGTAATAACGACTTCGAAACGATCATCTTCACTATCTTTGTACCAAGTTGGAAGACCTGGGTGTGTCAAAAGGTAAGCTGCAGGAGCGATGCCCTGCGAAACTACAAAACGACCAGCACCGGTTTTAGTGCCAACTTTACGAAATTTTGCTAAACTCATTTAATTTATCTCCTTAAGATATTATTTTTTTTTAAAGTTTACGACGGCCCATAAGAGCATCTACAAAAATATCTTCAAATGGGGTTGATTCTTCTACTTCTTCCTCTTCATCTACACCATCAAGAGTTATGACACCAGTCTCACCCTTAGCGGCTTCAATTTCAGAATTAATTTCTGGCAAAGTGCCCTTAGCTTTTGACGCTGCCGGCATACCTGCTAGATCTCTTAAAGAATCAGCTAAAGAAGAAGCAGTACGCTTGATATGATCAGCGACCAATGCTTCTCTAGCATCATAGTTTTCAATCCCAATTGCAATTTTTGCATCTACAACTCTTTCAACAAGAGTTCTATGTAATGCACTTCTAAGCTTATTATTCTCTTCTTCAAGAGCCTGAAGTTTATTGACCGAATCATCAGCACCTTGCTCAGGGGCAACTTTTTCACCAGTGAGCTCTGCTTCTGTTCCTTCAGCCTCTTTATTTTCTTCAGAAATTTCAGTTTTAACAGAATCAACAATTACTACTTTACTCTGTTCTTCTGTTGCTTCTGCAACTTCTGTAGACTTGTTTTCTTCTCTCCACGCTGACTCAGCGGCATCTTCAGAGTCCATCTTCAATGAAGCCCTAAGTTGCCATGCCCACTTCTTATGTTGGTCATCACGCTCTGCGAGGAAATTAGCAATTCCTTGTTCGTTAGCTGCGTTAGCTACAGCAAATGCTGCCATCACGCTTGCATTAACTGCATTATTCTTTTCAAGAATACCTTGAGCCAAACCAAGAGCCTCAGTTATTGTCATATCATCTTTGAACGATGAATTCATAACTGATTCAGTAAGTGTTGCAGGGAAAGCCTGAAGCTTTCTCATGTTTTCTGCGATTGGATCAATTGCACCGATTGCGTCTTCGTATATATTTGAAAACAATTCATGATATTCACTAAAGTCTTCGCCCTCAATGTTCCAATGCGCTCTATGTGCTGCAAAGTAAAATACCACTGTATCGTTGAGAACTTTTTGTAAAGCCAACGCAACAGTCATATCTTCGGCTTCCATAATAGCGTTTTGTGCTACTACTGCTACTACTTCTTCAGCAACTGGTGCTTGTTCATCTTGTTTTACTTCTTCTGCCGACTCTTCAGTTGCCACTTCTTCTTTTGCAGAAGCATTGGCCATAGTTGAAAGGTCTTCGCTAAGCTCTTGAGCGACGGCGAGGATGTCTTCATTTACTGCAACATCATCCATTTTAAGATTCTCCTCATATTTTTTCTCAATAGAGTCTTCATTAGATAGTAATGAGTCCCTTTCATTATTTACATTTTCACTCTCCTGAACAGCCATTACGCTCAAAAAAGCACCTTTAATCTGTAAATATACAGGCCTTGATTCTTTCTTCTTCATATTCTTAAACATTGATTCGTTTTCATTAATAGAGACAATATCATCATCATCCATGTGTAATACGAAAGCAGAACTTCTAGCTATCCAGTTTTCGGAATCAGCTACAGGAGCCTTACCATCTACTGACTTAGAACCTCTTACTCCAGACCTCTGATCTGCTGGCTGGTTAACAAAAGAATATTCCTTAAACGAAATATCTTGCATATCAACAAAAGCCATTTTACCCTTATAGATTTTGCCTCTTTTAAACTTGGCAATGTTGGGTTTTCCGCCTTCACCTTCTGCGGCTAAATCATTACCAGAAATTGAACAAACAGCTTTGCCGGCTCTTCCACCAACGGAACCAGTCATATATCTTTTATCGGCAATTTTTTGTGCAGCGATAGGATCTGTTACTGCTATTTGCAAACGGACATAAGATGAACCATCTTCTTCTTTATCCATTCTTGCAGCCATAACTCTCCCAATTGGCTCCGAGTTAATATCATGGTTTAATATGATTGGCTTAGGATATGGTTCGACCCATGATTGTAGAGCTTTCTCTAATTCTATAGCTGAATAATTATTGTAATTTGCAGTCAAGCCTTCATGGATCGCGGCGACTTCAATTATTAGCCCCTGCTTGTTATCAAATGATTCTGCAAAATTAAAATTAGATTCCGCAAATTTAGGCATCTCTATAGTAAAAGTTTCTATAAAATCAAAAGCCATTGTTTATTCCTTTATTGCTGATCACATATATAGTAAATTGTTTTTGTAAGATTAAACAATCTTATATGAATATATAATAGTTTATCATACTTTACTAGTCTTAATATTAGCTCTTATATCTCCATTTGTCAAATAGTGCTGATGCATGAGAGGAGACATAATATGAGGAGCATAAATATACGACGCCGAAAAAAGTTTAAAACCCTTTTTGGCAGCCTCTCTACACCAGCCCAAATCTTCCCCCTGTTTATGGAACTCGTAATTAACATTATTGTAGACATCTTTAGACATCATTTTTGCGGCCATTATTATGTCTGACTGGAAATATGTACCCAAAGGATATTCACTCTTCCTATATGCCAAGTCATACTCGGGGTCTTTCCAGGACATAACACTAGGGTACTTATTGTCAGTTGGTGTCATAAACATCAATGGTGAAACAGCATCAGCACCATCTTTAACATGAGCCATTAATAATTCTATTGTATTAGGATTTTGTAACAAAATATCGGAATCTAGACTAAAATAAAAATCTGGTTGATATTTTCTTACCGCATCTAACAAAGAATTTCTTAGTGACACCATATTATGATATTTAGACATAGTCCATTGTCGGCCATTATTTTGGTGTTCAAAATGAGCTATGTCTTGTCTTTCGTTAATCTCAAATAAAGGAAATCTTTTATCTATTTTTTTCCAAGTTATTAAAGAATTAACTGTTTCAAAATCATTCGGAGAAGTTTCGAAGATTAGACCAACATCATTCATATCAATTGACTGATTAATTAAACACTTAATCCACTCTGGAAGAATCCAATCTCTCTTGTAGATTGGACAGCCTATAATTAATTTCATTTTTCTTCAGTTTTAGCTTCAGTCTTTTTACTTGCATTCTTCTTATCTTCCGCAGCTAACTCTGGTACTGCTACTACTTCGACAATTTTCTCTTCTGGTTCTATTGATGATTCTTCTTCAGTGTTTATCAATATATCAAAACCTTCTACGAATACATCTAGAATATCAACCAGTACTCGCATAGCTAATTGCAATTGGTTATTGTTGACTGCCTTTTTAAAACCTGCAATTGCGTCTTCCTCTAAGAGGTATTGCTTAGAAACTTCTGAATTAATTATTAAGCTCATTTTCGTCCTTTGAAAGATCGGATGTTAGTTCATCTGTGTAGACTACAGTATAGTCCTTTTCCAAAAGATTTTCAACTACTGACAACCAAGATAAATCTGATCTTCTAATATTTGGTGAAGTTTTAGTGCCCTGCTGATTTGTTGGTCTGATGATATTGCCTACACCTCTTGTTTTATTGGGTAGATTTGTACTCTTTGGCTGTTTAGGAGCGGCGATCTTTGTTGTCCCACCAGTAGGTGAAGTCTTAGTCGTTGCACCTTGCATTGGCGCTGTTGCAGCTTGAACATCAGCTTGATGTGTAGCGATGTCCATTTGTACTCTAGCTTGTATAGACGCGAATAATTCGGACTCATCAACATCTGGATCAAGCCCAAGTTCTTTTCTAGTTTCCGCTAAAGATATAACAGAATTAGTATATTTTTGAATTGTATGAGTTTCTTTTTTAACCTGAGTATCAACATCTATTTCATTGAACTTAAAATAGCAACGATCAGATATATCTGTATCTATAGGATTCTTAATAGGATCAAATCCGCCCTCAAATAGTAATTCATTGAATATGTTGACCCTAATCATGTCAGCAAATTGTTTTTGGTATTGCTTTATCTTATCGTAAAGAGCTACATCTAATCTATCTGTTGCAGATCTATTGCCACCACCCATAGTCATACCAAGGTGATGAGGGGCTAATCCTAGTCCAACTGCAACTCTTTCTTTGAAGTGTGCTATATAAGGTGAGGCATCAAGAATCTGGTTGCCGGCAGCAACAACTTCGATATCATGTCGGTACGGAAGAATTAATCCGCCTTCTGTTCTAAGGTTTTCTATTTCTATCGCGGCGCGAGATATCTCTTCTGGCTCTGCTGGTTGTTCAGCTGTACCAATCTTATATTTGTAAAGCGGAAACAATTCTCTGTGAACAAGGTTTTGAATATCTTCCTCTAATTGCCTTAAAGCAATAACGTCATCTAAAACATTTGTCAAGAATGGCGTACCAAAAGCACGACCGGCTTTTTTATCAAAACTTATGTGAAGAACTTTATCTGCTGTCCACACCGGAGTTTTTATTGATGGAGAATATGTTAGCGGGTCTGTTCTCTGCTGATATGATTGAGGTCTATTAAATTTATCTCTTAAAATTCTGACTTGTTCTGTTGGGATTAGATAATATCCTATTATTGTTTGATCAGCTGAAACTGGAGTTAATTTATCTGGAAAATATTCAGATATATCACCTCTAGCTTTTACAATAAAAACGTTTGCAAATTTAAAAAGTTGATCAGAAACTTCAATTAGGAAATCAAGGAATGGTCTTTTCATGGTCATTTCCAAGAAATCTATTCTTTGATATAAGTAAGCTACAGCTTCTGGATTTTCTCCAACTATCTGCCAATTTTCTTTCCAAAACAATTCTTTATATTTGTTCATTGCTTGGCGAATATAAGAATCGGTATCAACCGCTTGCATAATCCTATCAAAATCATATGGTGATGGCTCAAAGGTGGCTCTTGTATTATACCAATAAACTGAACCATGATAGCCTAGAGCTAGGGATGCTACCTTCATTACCTTGCCAAGTGGCCCGACATCTTCTGGGTCAATTGTTTTTGCGACAAAATCACCATTACTAATGGCGTCTATTTGGCGAAATGGCAGGTAATCTAAAAGTGGCATCCGAAGCTCCCGTGTTGATCTGATACAATAGTACTTATTAGATCATATTTTTATAACTTAACTGCTTTGTTCTAGGCCAGCTTTATTGAAAGCATTCTTAATAATTAGATCTTTTACAGCTTCAATCCAGAAAACTGTTTCAGCTTCTGCAAAATCGCTTCTATAAGAAAGGTTCATTTCACTAATTTTTATCTCTATTGAGAAATCTTTTTTTTCTTCGACTGTTTCTACTACATCACTCATCTTAAATTCGTCCTTTTAATCGTTGGATAATATTTGCTTGTTGTTTAATTGTTGCTTCTTTTATAACTAAATCAGTCATTAAATTACTAAGTTTTTCTTGAAAAACAGCTATAATTAAATTAACATCTAAATTAGAATCATTAATATCTGATTGAGAAGTTTCCATTATAGCAGTTTCCTGTTCTTCTTGCTTGCTTATTCTAGACATTTTCTTATTATACCACACCATCTAACTTTTCGAGTTCTTGGTCTATAAAGGTTTGCAATTTTTTATGCCTCGGGCTGGCTTTCAAGCCTTAAAATTTCCTGCTCCAAAAGAGTAACCAGACTTAAACCAGATTCAGCCAGTAGGTCAATTTGGTTAATTAGAAATAGGGCATTATCCAGGTCGTTTTTTGCATAGTTGAATATCCATACGGTTCCATCCAGCGGAACGTCCCTTGTGACGCCGTCCTCTTCAATTGTTTCAACTCCCGAAATCACCGCTTTATACTTTTCTGAAGGAGTTTGTACGTGTTTTAAAAAAGCCAAAAAGTTTTTAGCAAGAAAAATAAGTCTATTTTCATCCATGTTTCTATTATACACCTAAACCAGGTTGGTTGCCAACAAATACGCCGGTAATCCGCTACTACTCGAACAAACAAGCATAGCGACTCCGCACGTTGAGTTTGACCCAAAAGCCTTAGCGGTTCCCGTAATGATGCTCTCGTAGGTCTGCTCCCATCTTGCTTGATAGTAAAAAATGCGGGTAACAGTGACGCTCACGGAAGTGGTTGGATTGGTTACAACGGCAGAAGAAACAAATGTTGCTCCAGCACCAGCGCTGCTAGTAGCGCGGTAGTAATAACGTCTTGCGCCGTCCGGCAATCCGGTGCCATAGCCAGAAAACCTAGCAAGAAGCGTTGAAGACCCAGAAGTGTTTGTCATTGTCTGACCACCAAGACCATAACTTGATGGACTTGATGCTGGGCGGGTTGTGTTGCCTGCGCTGTTATACGACCCAGAGTATCTAGTACTGCGGTAACGGTTGTCATATTTTTGAACATATAATGTGTAAGCGGTATTGTGGTCTAAGCCGCCTACGTTTACAGAACTTCCAGTCGTGCTTCCGGATGCTACCTGACCGTTGATGTTATCAAGGTGGTAAATAGAACCAACACCATTTCCCCCACTTAGTGTAAACATTAGTTCCGCAACAGACCTGCCAGCATTTGTCGCTCCGGAGTTTATAGCAATACTTGGATTTGTTATGGCTCCAAAGTCATCCGTGGAGTTTGTTCTTGTTGCAGTGGTTTGGTCAACGTTGGCGTTGCTCCAAAAAGCAGTAACTTCACATCTGTAACTTTCATCAGCATAAAGGCCGCTTGCCGTTATGTTTCCGTTGGCCGGTGCCGCAGCGTTATTGACAACATTGTTGCCACCAGTAATGCTGACTACGCTATATGTTCCGGAGTCAGCACCATGTAGGTTTATCGTCCAAGTAATCGCAGATGTGGTACTTGATACAAATGTAATAGTTGGAGGAACAGCATTTTGTATATCGACGTTTGCGGTGCCGCTCAAGGTTGAACTGCTGGTTTCGTCTGGGTCAAAATTGGATGTGTAATTACCGTATGCCCTTAATCTGTGTACGGTACCAGCACCAAGCCCACTAATGGTGAAATCACTATTATAATTTGCGGCAGTTATAGTGCCAGACTTTCCTGCTTCATCTACTCCGGCAGTAGTTTGAAGTTGATATGAAACACTGTTGGCGTTTCCACCATCCACCTGAAATGTCAGACCTGTGTAACCAGAAGAACCAACAAATGTAATCGTCGGTGAAACTTTTGTGATCACAGTTGTGGTTTTATTTGTAGTTAAATAACTCTGGTCTTCTGGAAAATATTCATTATCCCCATAATTTAAACGGTATTTCATTGTAACTATTTGGTTTTGTGACAAACCAGTGACTGCAAATTCGGCAATTCTGTCAGTTCGAATTTGTGAATACTCTACTGTTCCAGGCTTAGTTATTAATGCTTCTACTGTCGCTGGAAAATCTGCATATTGTGCTTCATTTCCTTGGGTTACTAAAAATCTTATTTCCGAATAAGTTATAGTTTCTGTTGAGGAAACAGAAGGCGTAACTTTATTTAATCTAGTATAAAATGTATTCCAACCAGAGCCTGTCCAAATTTTTCCAGTATTAACAGTATGCCAACCATTATTAGCGTTGTTTCTTATTTTTATAGTTTTAGCGCTTTGCCAACCATCGTCTGAGTTATTTCTTATTTGTACAACCATATTTACCCTAAGACAGCCATATATCTCCAGCTTTTAAATTTGATGGGTTTGTAACTGCTGGATCACTACTTGAATATCTAATATTTTTTACTGAAAGAGTGCCCACTGGATTTGATGCTCCAGAATAGTTAACTACTTTTATCAAGTTACCAAAACTTAGAATTGCTCCACCAAGAGCTCCAACTGTAGGAGTATTTACTTGAGTAAAGTTTACTACACCATTATTATATATTTCTAAACCAGAAGCACTCGACTCATCTTCCGAACTTCCTCCCCAAGTCCAATCCTTGCTTATCTTTGCGCTCTCTAAAAGCATCCCAGCTATTCTTCCACTATTAGCAGTCACTTCTCCGCTAATAGCGAGGGTAGTTCCATTCCATGTAAGTTTATCGCCCAACTCAAAAGTTCCATCATCTATATCAAGATAAGAAGAACCGCTTGAAGATTGAACCCTTCCAGTTGTGATAACGTTACCAGTAATATTAGTAACATTTTCATTTACATCTCCACCAACTATAAAACTACTGCCAGTTGTCCCACCAATAGTGACGCTACCATCTATAGACAAAGTTGATCCATCCCAACTTAGTTTATTGCCCAAAGAAAAGTTAGCTTGTCCACCAGAATTTTTACCAACGTAGAAAGCTGTATTGCTACTGGCAAAACTTCCAGTGCCGTAATACATTGTATTAGCAGTTATAGTTAAACCACCTATGAAACCATCTACATAAACAGCTTCTTCAAGAATGTCCGTAACATCGTTTTCATTGAGCACATCTGAACCATCATCAAGCTTTAAGTTACCCTGTATGGTTAATGTATTGTTTGCCCAACTTAGTTTATTGCCCAAAGAAAAGTTAGCTTGTCCACCAGAATTTTTACCAACGTAGAAAGCTGTATTGCTACTGGCAAAACTTCCAGTGCCGTAATACATTGTATTAGCAGTTATAGTTAAACCACCTATGAAACCATCTACATAAACAGCTTCTTCAAGAATGTCCGTAACATCGTTTGCGTCGAGCACATCTGAACCATCATTAAGCTTTAAGATACCTCGGACAGTTAATGTATTGTTTGCCCATGTTAATTTGTTCCCCAAAGAGAATTGATCAGTAGCATCAACATAAAAAGCAGTATTAGCATTGTTGTAAAGACCAATCCCATCTGCGTTGTTTGTCAAAAATAACGAAGCATTTCCGCTATTGCTTAATTTAGTTATTCCAGTTAAGACCAAACTATTAGCTGTTACATCACCAGTATTAGTGACTTTAAATGGCGCAGTAGAAAAACTAGAACTATTTGCGCCGCTCCACATGTTTCCGTTTGCATCAACGTGGAATGATGTGGCATCTGATGTTCCTTGATCTTCACCGATGTCTAAACTAGACCTGATGCTTGCATCATTAAAGACAGCTTTTCCATCACCACTAATTTTCCAACCGGCTCCACCAGTATTTGCAGTTGCTGCGGCGTAGTTATTTGATTTTAGGATTGAATTAGTTCCAGCCAGTGTAATAGTATGTGCACCTATTGTGCCAGCTGTTATTTTTGATGCTGTTAAATTACTTATGTATTGGTTGTCAATCAATGGAGTTGACTGATCGGTTTGAACCAAAACAGTCCATGGGCCAAGGTTGCCAGTTGTGTCTACTGACCTGACTCTACCCCAATAACTTTTAGCCACCGTATCTGTACTGTTTGGTACTGCTACCGTGAACACGTTTGCAGAGTTAAACCCAGCTGAAGTAGGTGTCCCAGTCCCGGCTTGATTATTATACAATTCATATTCATATTTATCTATATCTAAATCGTTACTAAAATTAAAAACAAACATCACATTTTGGAATGATGCGTACAGAGCTAGACTGGATATGGCGTCTGGTATAGTGGTATCTTTTGGTATTGAAACCAAAATTGAATTACTACTTTCAGAATATACATTTAAATCTGGATTTTTAGTACGAACACTAATAAGGTAATCTCTGCCAGGTTTTAAATTTTCTATTTTCTTTTTTATTATTGCCATTTATCCACTCCCGCTTACGACTCTACCTAATAGAGTAGAGCTTATTTCTTCTTTTTGCAAACTTAAAGAATTATCTAAAGTAAAAGTATATTTTTTAATATTAACTTTTCCATCAGAAGATAATAGATTTTTTTCAAAATTAGAAACTATTTCAAAAACATACTTTTTATAAGAAAGATTAGTTCTTGAAAAAACAACTACATTCTTTAATTCAGTTTGATTATATAGATCAATATCCTGCCAATCAATCTCAATAGCATTATCCGATTGTAGATCAGAGCCATAGGAACTAATTTTTATCTCAAATTTACCATAACCTGGACCTTTATCACAATATAAAGAAAAATTAGGACCAGTAAATGTTCCTATCAAAGATGCCCCCGCTTTTAAGCTTAATCCATTACTCCATTCAGAATCGGCGTTTAAAAAAGAAAAATTATAATACCCTAAAGAAGAAGGACTTCTTTCATATGAAGATATGTTAACATCCTCCTCGGAACTTACAAACTCTGCACTTGCTTCTAGACATTCTTGATATACACCAGATGGAATATTCTTTTTAATTAACTTTAAATTTTTGGTTTTATAATAAAGGCTATATTGTTTAGAAATTTTTATGTCTTTTGGATGATTTTCTGCGGCTTTAAAATAAACAAGATTACCAACTACCTGTGTAGTAACTGGAATAAAAGAATCACTTACAGAAGAAACATCTTCATATACTACAAGATAAGAATCCGGTTCTATTATGTCATCTTTTTCAAATTGACCATTATTTTCAACCAAAGTATAGAAAGTATCTACTTTAAGATTTAGTGTATCCACAAACAACCAAGCGTCTTTTACTATGTCTTCTTTGGGGGTAGGAAAAGTAATTTTTTTTCTTAAATTTGGATATACCTCAACTTCATCCAAATCTAAATATTTAAACCAAGCCATTTTTAAACCTCATATATAGAAACTTCATACTCATACTTAAGTAAATCTAAATCATTAATACTTAAAGATATTATTGCATCAACTACTGGAACACCACCATCTATTATATCTTGTTTAATTTCAGTTATCTCTATCGAAGTAGGTAACGGTGTTTCTCCAGTTAACTTAATTTTTGGTGTTTCATAATCTATATCTGTAGATTTTATTTTAGAAGTTCCATCTACACCATTATGTGCATGTCCAGAAATAGAAACTCCATCTATTTTTGCATTATTGGCGATAGCAACATCTCCACTTATAGTGCCACCTTCAGTTAATAGATACTGGGGATGGTGATTAAGTTGTAAATTATGTAAGCTCCCATGATCTGAAAGTAAATCACTCTGATCCTTATATGTAATATGCGACTGTTTATAGATTGCAGAATATGAATCTTCAGTTATTTTTTTAACTATTATCTTTTTGATTTGACCTTTATATGAAAGTTGGAAAATATAATTAGAGTACTTTCTTTTATCTTTTATTAAGTCTAATATTCTTTCCATTCTTCCTCTTATAATTTGGTTTCTTTGTACCAAGTCACTTAAAATCATTCCAAAATTACCATTCATTACATTTGTTGCAATAACTAGCTCTTCTGATAAAACAGGAAGTTGAGAGGAAAAGGTGGTCGTATAAAAATTCATTTCCATTGGAGCCACTATTTTTGTTTTAAAATTTAAAGATTGTGTCAAATATCTATCATAAAAAATATTACAATTATCAACGTAATCTCTTTTTAAATTATTTAATAAATTGATAATTTCTTCATTTAATGCTTCTAATCTAATCGCAAAAAATGCTTGGAATTCAACGGCTTGTTTTTCAGTAACCTTATCCAATTCGGAAGCTGGGATTTCTCCTGGTGTCGATGTGATTGATTCGGCAATGCGCTGCGTGCATTGTTGCGCTGCTTTTGCCCATGAGTCGAATTGCACTGCGACCTGCTTCTCTGCGTCATCTTCATATTGCTCCTGGAAATTTATTAATATAAAACTTTTAATATAATAGGCTTCGTTTAACATGGCTACTAGCAAAGTTCTAAAATTCAATAAATAAGAAAAAACACTTTGTGAAGAAACCTGGTTAAATTCAGCTATAAATCTTCTTGCTACAGTAGATGTAGATCTTTCTGCATATTTGTATTCCTCAAAACATATAAAAGCTGGTTCCGGCAAAGTTATATCATTATACTTGCATAGTTCCTCCCAAAGTTTAGTGTGTGTTTCTTGTAAATTAGGTGTTAATGTTTCATTCAAATAAATCTTATATAAGATTTTTTCAAGCGAATTTATTGTATTATTTATATAGTTATATACCTGAATAGATTGATTTCTTAAAAAATCAATATTTATACTATAAACTGGATTTAATGAATAATTTAAAGGCGTATTAGATGGATTTCTATAAACCCCATTAACATCGTTATCTTTAGATGATTCCCCAAAAAATGATACATCAGATTTATAATCATTAAATACTGATTGATTTGCACCAAAATCATTTTGAATATTATTTACTGACATAATTGCCTAAAACATCTTTCTTTGGGCTGTGCCATTTTGTGAACCTTTTTTAGAAAACTTTGCCGGGGCAAGCTTTGAAGCCCTACCCGTTAAAGCATACTTTGGTTCTTTATCTTCATCTGCAACAGTATTCACTTTTGGCATATAAAAATCGTTTGAGAAAGATTCCGTATTAGTGGCATAGTTGCCACCAGAAAACTCACCATAATTTTGAGTTATTGCTAAAAGAGCCAACATCAAAGCATCGTGCGCGTGATCCATTGCAGTTCCGCTTGCCTCAAAAATAGGTCTTCCTAATTGGGTAGTTCTTATAACAATATAAGATATTAGTTGCAAGTATAATTCTTCATCTGTTTCTGGAAATAAAATTCTTTCTTTTTCTAAAAATTGTCTTACGTTATCAACCATAAAAGGTTTCATTTCTTTTTTTACCAGCATCTTAGTGTATGGGTCTCTGACTTCTACTGACTCAGCAAAAGAAACACCCCTAACTTTTTCCTTCAAACCAGACCTAGGATTTTCTATGCCATATTTATGTAATAATTCCACCTGCACTTCACCATAACCTCTGTCTACATAGATGTGCTTTGGTTTAAAAATATCATTTAATTGATAGATTCTATCTACAGCTTTAGTCAATGTATATTCAGATTTATCTATTTCCTCTCTATACACCACTCGACATTTGCCCCTAAATCTTTCGTCTTCATAATTTTCGGCACATACTTCAACAATAACAATATTTGTGCCAGCACCGTATTTATCCCAGTCAACACCTATAACATGGAATGATCTAGCGGAAGTAAGTTGAGCGTCATACGTCCATGCAGGAGATATGAATGCTTTGTCTACAAACTTTCTTGGGTATACACCTTCTGAATCTTCACCCCAATCAGCTTCTATTTCATGGCGATAACCCATCTCCGTATATTGCTCTCGGAATTCATCTTCCTGTTCTTTAGAGAAGTATGGGTTGCAATATGAAGGATACCAAAATTCCTTAAATCTTTCGGATCTACACCATTCCCAAAATTTTTCTCTTCTACCAGTTGGAGTAGAAGCACCAATCATCATCTTGTCAGGTTGATCTTCTGCAGTTTTTTGCAACATAGCATAAAGTGCATCAAGGTCATCCGTATGCATATAATCCATTTCGTCCAATACGATTACGTGTGCTTCTTGACCACGAGCTACGTCTGACTTTCCTCCAGAACGCATACCAGATGTAAAAAATCTAATCGTTGAACCATTAGAAAATTCCATCATAAATTGAGGACTACTAACTTTTCTTGTTATCGAATTCATAACAACTTCATTTTTGCCGGCTATTCTTCCAATCTCCTGATATATAAGTTCTACTTGAGTTTTCATTGGGGCAATAACTAGACATCTACCATCTTTGTGGGTATAACTATAATGCAGCAGTGTTATAGCAAGTGTAAAAGTTTTTCCTAAACGACGACCAGCTCTTAAAACTTTTCTAAGTGATGGATCTCTCAAAATCAGAATTTGATATACTCTTGGATTAACTTGTAGAAAATGTTTTGCCCACATAACTGGATCTTTAGCGATATGCATTTGTCTTTGCTGTTCGCCGGAAATACCTAAATCTAAAAGTTCTTTGTCTATTTCAAAAGGTTCATCAATTATAAAAGCTAATTCTTTATTTGTTAATTTTCTTTCAGTTATTGGAGTACCATCAGCCCAGTTTATATGTTGAAGTTTATTTTCAAAAACCCATTCAATTCTATTAACTTGTTTAAATAATTCTATATCTTGATCTTTAACTAATTCAAGCAAGTCTTCTCTAGATAAAGTTTGTAATTTTTTTCTAAATTCTTTTGTTTTATTATCCATAATTAACCAAAATGTGCAGACATCATTGACGCTTCTGAGCCCAAAGCACTTCGTGCATTTAATCTTGAATTTTGTATAGCCATAACACCTCTTGACCTAGAAGTCGCAGCTGCTTCAGTATCCCTATAACCCATGCCAAAAACTGGTTTACTAAATGAACCTTGTAAAGATTTTTCTGCGTCGCTAGCTAAGTTTATACCACTTTTGATTAATTCGCCACCTATTCTGCCAACATCGTAAACTAATTTTGCAGTGGCTAAAAAATTGATTCCAGGCATTGCTTGAGCAAAACCTCTCATTGCTAAAACCTTTGCTCCAGTTTTAGTTCCAAGAGCTTCCATACCACCCTTAAATCCAAGTGTTTTTAAAACACCTTCTTTCAAAATAGATTGAGCTGCAACTTCTCCAGTTAGGGCAGTTCCCTCTGAACCAATTATACCTTTACCTAAAGCTTCTGTCATATGTGTTAATGCTTGTTTTGCGCCTTTTTGTGCAGCTCCTTCTGTGAATTCTCCAAAGCCTAAAGCGCCTCGCGCATACCCGGCCATATAACGAGTACCTTTTCCGGCCATAGATGAGGCAAGTAGGTCGCCCCTAGCCCCAATTTCGCCACTTACAACACTAACTCCACCCACTGTCTTTTCAGAAACGGCAGTAGCCATTCCCGTAGACATTGCATTACCAGAACTTGTCATTCTCTCTAACATTGGTATACCGGTTGGGGACCCAAAAGTTAATGTTGTTAAACTTGGATTATTCATGGCAGCCATTCTCTGTATACCAATATCTGATCTACCTAATCTTGATAAAGCGCGTCTGCTTCCATTTAAAGCTTTACGTTCCAACAAATCCATTTTTCTTCCAGCTGTTATACCAGCAAATAAACCTGGACCCAATATATTTTCCGTGTCATTTGCACCAGAATTTTTAGCTATCTTTCCTAAAGGGCCAAATCTTTTTGTGCCCATACCTCTTACGCCTTGGGCGTATGTATACGTTCCTTCTTCATTGCTGAACATACTAATACTTGAACCACGTCTTAAAGCCCTTGGTCTAGCAGTTAATGTATTAACTTTTGCTCCATAAAATAATGGGTGATGCTCACCAGCCTCTCCTAATAATCTTGCTCCTCTTGTACTATTTTTTCCAATCTGCAAAAATTGTTCACCAGATTTTAAATCTCCTGCGTCGAGGCTCATTGAGCCTTTTCTAAATGCCCCATATCTTCTGGCGGCTTTATTTGCACGTCTAGATAAAAAGCGACTTGACGAACGATCATCCATGAAACCGCCGCCAGCCATAATTGTTCTAGCACCTCTACCGGCTTGGACGAAGATCCCACCAGCTACGCTTGGTTGAGCTTCCATAAGTCTGCTAAATGTAGAAGGACGTTCTTCTCCCGGCATATACCTTTGTGGCATACCTAAATTTGGGTCTATATATGCCACTAGTATCCGCCCCTAGAGTTGTGCATTCCCAAAACTATATTGCCGCTTGCATTCAAATTTTGCGCCATAAGTGTTGAAGTATTGTATGGGCTTCTAGCCAATAGGCCCATATTGTCATGTATCCTAGATGCGGTCATTGCTGGTATAGCTGCAGTTCCGGCTATTGCACCGCCAATTGCACCAATTGCACCGCCGATCATGCCGCCTTTTGTACCTTTTGATAGTCCACCTATTGCGCCACCGACCAACCCGCCCAATACTGTTCCAGTAATAGTAGAACCTATTTGATTACCTATGGTTGGCCTAGGTCCATATATGCCAAAAGTTTCATGCAATGCACCAGCTCCAGTACCAGCAACTACACCGCCCGCAATACCGAAGCTCATTGCAGCTTTTCTAAATTCTGATCCTTCCATTATCTTACTTGCTGCACCACCACCCAATGCTCCACCAATTACCGCACCAGCTACACCCATAGCTACTGCGCCACCTGCCCCGCCCATTCCAGCTGCACCGAGAAATCTTCCAGACATAGGCCTTCCCATAAATGCTTCATCTGCACTTGGATCATCAAAAGCAGCATCTAGTAATGCCTCTTTAGGAGAAGAGCCTATTCCCTTAATCATGCCACCAGCTAGGGCTGTACCTAAAAGTAATTTTGTCCCCGAACTTCTACCTGCTTCGGCAATGTTTTTTCCCGCAAACCTGCCAACACCTTTGCCAGCTCCGACCATATTTCTGCCCGCAAACCCAGCACCTTCGACGATTGTTCTCCCTAATGTATCAAGCAAGCTCATTTAATCATCCTCCAAATAAATGTGAGTTTTTATTAGAACCCATTTTATGGTGTCCAATTTTATTCCTATCCAAACCACCGACAACACCAGCAGTAGCTAAAGAATCTCTTTTATATGAGGAGTAGCCCATTGTAGGTTGCATTGTTTGCTGCATCATTCTGCCGTTGGAATAGCCCCCAGAAGTAGGTTGCTCTGATAATGTCTCATCATAAATCTGGTCTTCTTTATAATTCTTATACATATAGTAGCCCGTACTAGCCGCAACTAAAGCTGCTGCTCCACCATATATTCCTTTTTTATTTTCAATAAAAAAAGATAATGCCTTACTTGGTTCTCTACCTAATTTAGACCTTGTTACAACCCTTCTAGCCTTATCTACTGAACCTGATTCCTCAAGAACATTTGCGGCTTTATTCATAAAACCTATAACCTCAGAATTAGCTGTATCCATTCTTGCTGCGTTTCCCGCTGCAGCTAGAGAAGTTTGATCTGACATAGCACTGAGTCTAACTACTCCACCAGATATATCAAGGATACTAGATGTCTCTAAAACCATGACATCGTTAGCTAAATCCAAGCCAGCTTTTGCGGCGCCTTCAACCACCCTTCTTGCAGATTGACCTCCTATATTGGCAAATCCTATTCCTCCTTGAGCCATGCCTTCTGCGATTAAATCGACCAATGCTTTTTGCTCAACACCTGCACCCATAATACTTTTTAATTCAGCCCCCACTCCTCGTAGACCTTCTTCTACACCATCTTGTAATACTTTCGTAATACCAACACTCTCATGTGCCGCTAGAGCATCAGCCACAAACTTCTCTGCGTGCGGCATATAATTTTGAGCCGTTGCGTCTTTACCTAAAGACCAAAATGCGTTAACAACATCTTGACCCTCTCTATTTGCTATGCTCAATGATACTTTACCTTGCTTTAATATATCTTCGCTTACAATATTTTGAAGAGTTTCAGCTGGCAATATAATCCTACCTGCGATAGATGGATCTTGGCCTTGAAACTGAATTGGAAATGCAAAACTTTGTTGAGACCTAAAGTGTGAAACTCCAGTTTCAGTAAATATATCTGCCTGTGACGCATAGTCAAAAGTTTTTAATTTTGCTTCCAATGCTGCCTTAGACACTCCATCTAATGTTTCATCTTGTAACTGCAATGCAATTTGAGCTCTACCAATGCTAGCATTTTCTTGTGTTGCTTCAGCTAAAATTGTACTAAAAATTGTACTTCTTGTATCTAAGAAATTATAAGGCGAACCAATATTAGTTGCTGCTTGTGCAACCTCTATAGATTTATTCATGTATTCAGATATATTATTTGCGCCAAAACCAACTTTAAATGGAGAGCTTGGAGATGTACCTGTTGTGCTTATTTTCATTTGATCATAAAATGACAAATCAGAAGAAAAATTTTTATAAACTTTTCCTAAAGATTGTAAAATAGTTTCGGATGTTAAATTACCTTGTGGTGCTTGCTGCACAGCGGAGGCAATTTTGCCCATTTCTAGTATTCTACTATTTTGTCCATAATTTATGCCTAAGTTATTTATTAGGCTTGATGCAGTTTTATCATTTCCTCTTGCTGCTTGTAAGGTAGCTCTAACTTCGTCTTTACCATAGTTTGTTATTGCGCCGTCTTTGTCTGCGTAATGCATAAAGTCATTTTTTATTGGATCATATCTGATGAAACCTTCAGCACCTACCGTATTGTCATATAGACTTACGTTTCCAATTCCTTCATCAGTTAATAAGTAATTAAAACCAGCTTGAGATATATGTTGTATGTCTGCTATATTTTTTGTTGGAACTAATGCACTAGATTTATATATTTGTCTTCTTAAAATGTCGGACTCAGTTTTAAATGCATTGTAAACGGCGCTACCACTTTTTAATTGCAACCTATCTGCTTTATCTGAAGTTGTAGTATATTTATATATAAATGATTGTAATAATGTATCCGTATCTGCTACGTGAGAACCACCCCTAAGTTGTTCAAGCAAATCGATTGCAGTTTGGTCGCCGGCTTGTGAATCTCTAACTATCCTTGCTGTTAAATCTGTATTTAGGGATATAGCTTCAACGGAAGCATAGGCTGCTCCTCCTCCTATCTTTGTATCTGCCATTATTTCTGGAGCATACATAAACTCTCTATGATAATTAGCTATATCCGATTCGCTTAAAACTTTTCCACTATTAAGCGCGTCCATCTTCTTAGCTTCTACTGCGGTATTAACTAAATCGTTCATATATGCGCGATTATATTCCAGAGTATCAACAAGTAATGTTTCGCCACTTTCAATCCCAGTAAAAAGATTACCGACAGCTTGTTGTGCTTCTTTATGGCTGGAATAAGAATCCATTTGTTTCATCGTTGATGTTAATTTTTCTATATCGAAATTAACGTTATGACCAGCTATAACACTATTCTTTTCCATTAAGCCATTAATCATTTTTGTTGCTTCATCTAAAAATTGTTTTCCACCATCTTCTGCTCCTACAACTTTACCTGATTTAAACAAATCAGAAAAAGATTTGCCCTCACCATACATTAAACCACCCAATTGCTGAGAACGAAATGTAACATTGCTACCAGATTTTATGGAGCCAGAAGAAGATATATCGCTAGTAGCCATTTGTACAATTTGAGAATTCCTAAAAATTCCAGATGTTTCTACGTCAAACATTTTTATGTTTCTTCCACCAACAACATCAGACAAATTTTTTAAAGTTGCCGATCCAGTACCTTGATTTACATCAAACATTTGACTTAATGCCCTAGAACTCATTAAATTAGTTCCTACGTTAAAAGCATCAAAACCTGGCTTGTTGGGATTGACGTTAAACATTGTTCTATTAAGAAGAATTTGTGCTGGATGAGATGCTCCGCTCGCCTGTATCCACACCATACCTAAAGGCACTTCTATATTTGTTGGCAGATGGGAGCTGTATCCCTGGACTACCTGCTTGTTGAAAAACCTCCGGCAAACGAAGAATGTCTTCCTTGTATACTTTTTCTAAAAGCCTTCTACTTTCAGCATCTAAAATATCAAGATTAATTCCACCGCCACGCATTAGATATTCTACATCAACACCAGCAGATCTAAACGGATCTAGATTAGTTAATAACTTTGATTGATATTCTTTTTCAAATCTTGAATATCTATCTAAAAAATCTTTTCCTGTACCATAAATAGAATCTGTTTTTTTTAAATCTATCCTGCCAAAAAAAGATCCTATACTTCCAGTACCCTGCAGAGAAGTTTTTAATAATTCACTTGTAGGAATACTAAAATTATTCAATATTGCCATTAGATGGGGCCTCTAACGCTATTGGCAATTCGGATGCTTCAATGTAATCGTCAACTTCATATGTTCCCAACTTCTTTCTAAGAAGTTTTTCTTTTTCTATTTGTACTGCTTGTACTTTATACAAAATATCAGATATTGCTTGAGCGCTATCAATTTGCGTTTGTCCTGCCTTAGCTTTTGCTTCTCTTGTAGCAAGCAATTGGTTTCTCAAATCTTTTCTTCTTTTATGTAACCTGTCTTCTAGTTCTACAGCTAAATGTAATTCTTTTTTCATAATTGGATTGCCATCATGATCTATACCAATTATATTTTCTTGTATAAAATGTTCTTTAGCTAATAGTTTAGTTTTACGAAGATATTGAACTTCTTGATCAACAAGATCTCTAATCATAGAAACTTCTACCAAATTCTCCGAATGGACCTCAAGTTGCTCCATATACTCTGCTGTAAATTGCGCAACCATAGACATTTCTATAGGGCATGGATTTCCTTTGGGAGCTAAGTTCTCTTTATGCAATGGGCATGTTGAGGCAAAAATGCATTTTGCGGCTTCACAATTCATAGGTATTGAAGAAAACATAGTTGTACGTGTTTTTTGTGGTCTAATAAGTTCTACAGCTTTTGACTTATCTTCATCTGACCATTCTTCAGGAAAAAACAAATCTGGACGTAAAGATTCAAACTGTTTTAAAAATTTATCTTTGTCATTAAATTTTTCTATATTACCCATTAAAATCAATCCATTCAGAACTATAAAAATCAGAACCCTTATAGGATTCTATAACTGCGGAATTGCAATCCATGCAATAGTATTCGTTATTGGAAACTACTATAAAATTTTCATATTGCATATATTCTTCTCTTGTTATAAAAGACATTATACCACTACATCTAGGGCACAGCACTTAGTTTATTTCTTCTAATAGTTTTGCTAATCCTTTTTGCAGTTTTTCTTTAACTTCGTTGTCTTGCACTGCATTAACAAAAGTGCTTACCTCTCTCATTTCGTCTGGAGAAAGATATGAAGAAATCATATATCTTGACCCTTTGCAGACTTCGCAATATGGTTCCGACCTATCGGAATTGCAAATGCATTTTTCTAAAATTCCAAAATGCTCTAGCGAATCTGCTATATTCAACCATTTATTTTTAAATAATTTCTTAGTTTGTTCTTTATATGCTCTCAACTTATGTTGATCACTAGAAAGTAGTGTTCCCATATCTAAAGAATTTTTCATTAATTCATTAATACTTTTATATAAAAAATTTGCTAGCTGAAAATCACCATTATCATCTGTATAACTTTTCCATTCATTCATCACGTAACCTTTTTCTATCTATGGATTTCTACCTGAACTTGGTCTATGACCTGTCATTGGACTAGGGCCACTTCTTCTACCACTACTACTATTATACATCCCCATTGAACCAAGACCCAATCCCCCAGCAGCGTATCGAGCACCTACTTGTCTCTGCCTTGCGGCTATAGACATTGATCTATGTTTTGTTGCAAATTCTGGACTATATCTGTCCATTGGATGTAGGCTTCTTCCACCAGCAAACATTTTTGCTTCTACTCTATTTGCTAATCCCGCACCACGTCCACTATCTAAATGCTTTCCTGCCGCGCGGGCACCGAGTCCAAGTTTTTCAAAAACGTATGGAAGTCTTTTACCTGGCATAGATGGCATACTAGTAGTTCCTTATTCCTTTTTGAGCACCAGGGACAGATCTACCAGTGCCATTCCCACGTCGGCCTCTCATTAGACCATATGTACCGATAGCAGCTCCGCCAAGAACAGCGGATTTCTTTGGATTTCTAGCAACGCGTTCGAATTGAGATCTCCCGAATTTAGATATACCAGAAGTTTTGCTGTGTGCAACAGCATTTGATATTCTGCCACCTTTGCCTGACATTTTTGCCATGGTAAATACTCCAATCTATTAAATTCATTAATTATAGTAATGATACTATCAAATAGCTTTTAGTTTCTTAGTTGGTTTAATTATTTTGAAATGAAAATCATCATCGTAATAATCTAGATTAAAGATAGCACCTTTAGGTATCGTCGATCCGACTATAGATTTAGATATTGATGTTTCTATTTTATCTCTTCTAATTTGAGCTAAACCACGAGCTCCTTTTACCGAATCTATCCCCTTGTCTATCAAGCCATTTATAACATTTTGATTATATTCTATCATAAAACCTTTTTTATTTAATTTACTAGAAATAACCCTCATCTCTAACTCGGCTATCTTTTCACAGTCGGCGCGTGTTAAATGATTAAATACTACAATTTTATCAAGCCTATTCAAAAGCTCTGGTCTAAAGTATTTTCTAGCTGCATCCATAGTATTTCTTTCAACCATAGATTTTAGTGGTATTGCAGATGTTGATACTTGGTAATTTACATTTTTATTAAAACCAGTTCCAGTACCTATCATATGATCTACTGTTTTTTCATTACCTAAGTTTGTAGTTAATATTATTACAGTATTTCTAAAATCTACTTTTTCACCTTTGCCATCAGTGATAATACCTTCATCAAATACTCTTAAAAATGTATTCCAAATATCTGGATGAGCTTTTTCCACTTCATCTATAAGCACAACTGAATTTGGATTCTTTTGTATTTGGTTGACTAATTGCCCACCTTCATCATGACCGACATATCCTGGCGGTGAACCTATAAGTTTTTGGTTTTCATGCTTTTGTTGGAATTCGCCACAATCTATTCTAACCATAGGATAATCAGATGAAAATAAATACTCATGCAATGTTCTAGCAAGATGCGTTTTACCAACACCAGATGCTCCCGCAAAAAGAAAAACACCCAAAGGCCTATTTTCGTCATTCATGCCGGCTTGTGATCTAAGCAGTGCTTCGCAAATGGATTCAACTGCTTCATCTTGACCTATCAAATTATTCTTAAGAAAGTGTTCTAATCCTAAAAACTTTTGTTTAGATATTTTTTTAGGTAATTTATTTTTATCCTGCTGTTTAGACACAGCATTGTTTTTATTTTTTACTTTACTTAAGATATTTTTTATATCTTCAAAATTTTGATCATTACCAAGATCATATTCTTCAATCCCGTAGGAATAGGCAATTGCAACCCAATAGTCAATATCTAAACCTGGGTTAAGCATTACACATCCTGTATATAGTGCTTCTACACATCTTTCTGCATCTGGTCTGGTCATCAGACCTAACGCCTGAGAAATTTCCGTTTTTAGATTAAATATAACATATTGAAGAACTTTTCTTCTTCTTTCTTTTTCTGTCTTGCTATCTAGCTGAGACATAAAAGAATCTATTTCTTCTGGTTCTAGAACTTTGTATTTTACATATGCGTTTAGATCTGGAACATATATTTGGTAAAGTTTCACTTTGCTCCGATCAATCAAATTTTAATTTTAATATCTATATATTAATATAATATATTATTATATATATACATATTAGTTAAATATATATGTATATAGTAAGGGGGGTAGGGGGTAGGGGGTAAAATCCCAGTCTACTATTTTTTTTACTTAAGATCAAGTTATTTGCCAATTTTTTTTATATTTTCTATATTTGGTTGTCCTTCATCACAGGGACCAGCAAATGCCCAGTACTTTACTAAATCTGTTGGTGTGTGAAATCTATTTTGCAGCAAGTAAATTGCTCTATAAAAATTATCATCTAATTGTATTTTGCGTTGCATTTTGTATCTTTCTTGTATATAATTCCATGTAGTAATTATACCATTGGATCTCTCAAAGGAATCATATGCAAAAAGATATAAAGCCTTCTTACAACTATTTGAAAAAATTAACAAAATTAAGAGAAGATGTTCGCCAACATATGCTTGGTCAAGATTCGGAAACTCAAGCAGAAATGAGATTCGTAGAAAAACAGATCATCGAAAAGATGAGAGAAGTACAAGCTGCTTTATCGATGAAAGTATGATAGTATAATACCATGGAAGATTCAAAGGCATTAGACGTAGTAATTGCTCAGTTAGAACGCCAATTTGGTGTAGGTACCGTATTCCCTTTAGGTAAAGCTAATGTGGAAAAATGGCCATCTATTCCTACTGGTGCTCCTACTTTAGATAAGATCCTCGGCATTGGTGGTTTGCCACGAGGTAGGATAGTGGAAATATATGGTCCTGAGTCATCTGGTAAATCCACAATTGCATTAACAGTTATTACTGAAGCCCAAAAGATGGGTTTGAAGTGCGCATACATAGATGCTGAACATGCTCTAGATCCTATTTACATGCAAGCTTTGGGTGTTGATTTGGATGAGCTAATATTCTCTCAACCAGATTACGGCGAGCAAGCACTTGAAATAGTTGACCGTTTAGTTCGCACGGGTGAGGTTGGAGTAATTGTAATAGATTCAGTTGCCTCACTAATACCAAAAGCAGAGCTGGAAGGTGAGATGGAATCAGCTCAGATGGGTCTACAAGCTCGTCTAATGGCCAAAGCGATGAGAAAGCTAGTTTCGGCAGCTTCTGAGTCAAAAACGCTCCTATTGTTTATAAATCAACTTAGAAGTAAAATTGGTATCATGTTTGGTAATCCGGAAACTACTCCTGGCGGAATGGCATTAAAGTATGCTGCGTCTGTTCGTATTGATTTACGTAAAAAGGAAGATCTTAAGGATAAAGCCGGCGATGCTATAGGTATCAAGGTTAAAGCTAAGATTATAAAGAATAAGATGGCCCCACCATTAAAGATTACAGAGTTTGATATACTTTATGGTAAGGGTATAGATCAGTTTGGTTGCTTGTTTGATCTTGCTTTATCTCAAGGTATGTTTACTCAAAAAGGTGCTTGGGTTTATTTGGATGGTGAAAACTTTGCTCAAGGTAGAGATAATGCTGTTGAAAAGCTTAAGTTAGATCCAAAGCTGATTGCTTTAATTAAGGAAAAGAATAATATATGAAATCTGGCTTTGAGTCGGCCGCTTGTTCTGAATGTACTTTTCCCCCTAATCATTTAATCTCACAAATACCTTTTAAAGATAAGCGTATTATTCGTTATTCGGTTAAGTGTAAGGATTGTAATGATTCTTGGGAAGAGAACTTTCTTAAAGAAGACAGTTAATCTTTTGCCTTCCCCGCAAGTTCCGCGCGGAAATTATTTTTTTTATTTTTTAATAGATTACTATGTTAGTTATGCTCTACGGAATTGATGATTATGGATTTCTTTAGAAAGCTTTTCGAGTTAATTCTGTATTCCCGCGAAGGGAATGATGTTGATGAACAGCAAGTATATCTTTTGGATACAGGTGATGATGAGGAGACTGAAAGCGTTGTTAGCTTTTATCCTGATGGTTACGGTAATCTTGTTTTTAATGTGTTTTCTATTGATCAGTGGGAAATGATTGATGATATAACTGAGTTAACTGGAAATGATAAGTTTGACATTATTAGAGGTTTAGCTGAAAATGGAGAAGTGGAAACTTGGACTATTGATCCTAGGGAGTTTCCTAATGATATCGAAGATTATTAATAATACTATATATACATATATAAAAACCCCCTGGTATATCCAGGGGGTTTTTTGTATATACCTTTATATCTGTTTTAGATATTAATCGTTATAAGCGTAATTATCAAAGTCATAGTCTTCAACATCAACACTCAAAGGTTGACCACCATAAGACATCTTAGTATTATACTGGTAGAACATATCATCTTCAATGTCTAACCCTTCATAATCTTCATCTAGCTCGATATCTAAAATATTATCTGTTTCTTTAATGGTATTGATTCTTTTGTTAGTCATAACTGTTCCTTTGTGTACTAGGCATTACGGGTGGATAATTAACATCAACGACATTATCAGCATGTACGTATTATGACAACCTGTATCCCATAATATTTCTAACTTTATTTAACGGAATTTGTCTTTTTCAAATTCTCTGCGGGCGAAAACCTATACAGGCTAAAAATATAAGGGAAAATTTTTGGTATAAAAACATATATAAAAAATCTATATACATATAAAAATAGAAAAAATTTGGGCCAGTACTAGTGGGTATATGTGTACCTTTCTTATTTTTTAACGAGGCCACCCGGGTAGGGGGTCTCCCAAGCAAAAGGAGCAAGATATGAATAAGGTAGTGTTAGTAGATATGGATGGAACATTGGTAACAATAACACCATCTAATAAGGATACATTTGCTAATCAAGATAGCATAGATGTATGGGATAAGAACACTATGAATGCATTAGCATATCAGGATGGTATTGATATGGTACGTGCACTGTATAGCATGGGGTATATCATCATGATGATAACAGCACGTGGTGCATCATGTAGGCCATACACTATAGCTAAGCTTAAGGACATGGGTGTATATGATATGTTCGCACATGTATGGCACAGGCACACACGGTATAACGGTATGCCATCAGGGGTGGTGAAGGCAGCTATGATCAAGCGTGCAGTACGGCAGTATGGGTATGACTTCACCTATGCAATAGAGGATGAGAACCATGCCATCATGGTAGATCATGGTATGCATGTGATAGACGCTAACGTATGGAATAAGGCCTAACATGAACACACTAACAAAGGAGATAACTATGTTTAATGCACTAATAGCGCACGTACAGGGTACCGGTGTACTATGGCACCTAGCACCTGCATCAGCACGGGATAGCATACTGGATAATGGCATACTACCAGGCACACACAGTGACGTAGTATGGCTGTATGTAGATAAAGACTACACACCATCAGACTACGACCTTGCACGTGGTACAGCGGGCTCTGATGGGCACTACACGTACCGTACCAGCCTTGACCTATGGGCAGTGCAGGCTACACCAGAGGTACTTGCTAGCATGCAGCTAGACACACACCTACAAGATGTAGCACCGTACTCTGCAGTAGTAGTACCATGCGTATCCTTACCAGCTACCCTGCATACACCATGTCACCGTAGGGCAGGTAGTTCTACGCGCGATCCAATAAACCGTCCAGTAAGTGCATATAAGGAAAGTATCAACCAACTATACCAACAGAAAGAAGGTAAGGCAATGAAAGAGCAAACGTTACTTGTGTGGTCAGACACAGAAGGGAAAAACGGTGAGTATGTTGTTTGTAAGCAAAAATACTCTTCGTGGCTCGAAGAAGTTAATCATCCAGGCAGTGTTTTGCGCACTACAAAGGTTATCACTGTTGTAACCGACAAAGTGTGTGAATGTTCACTTCACAGTGAATTTTAATTATTAGCTAGGGTTAGTTGAGAGCACACAGGTCAGCTATGTTGGCTTGTGTGTTCAATTACCCACCCTGGGTATATATACCAAACGAAAGCAGGTAAAGATAATGAAAGATAAACCACAAGACTATGAGTACGACACAAGAATTTCACCACAAGATATGGCTCGCTACGAGCTTGTTGAGGGTGAGAACTTGAGGCTCATTGGTGGTGTTGTCGTAAACAAGAAAGCATATTACGAAATATGCGAAAAACTCAACAACGGATATTTCATGGCTGCTTGGCAACAAAGGGCTCTTGGGGAATGCCTGAAGAACAATTCATTTCCCAAGTGGTTAGCAATCAGGGCAATGTTGTTGAGTACACATCCTTTATACCCAAACACAAACAATTAATTATTAACTGATTACGGTCGGTTGAGAGCACACAGGCTAACCCTCTGGCTTGTGTGCTCGATTGTCCACCGTGGACAGAAAGTAAACTAACGAAAGCAGGTAAGTAATCATGTATAAGATCAAGAATTGGATCCTCAACCACAAAGTGGCTGTGGGTATAACACTTGTTCTATTCACCCCACTAGTAACCGTAGTATTCGGTGCTATAGGCCTACTGTTCAGTACTGTATTTGCAGTATTGGGCTTTATCTTTGGCATGTTGAATGCGGCGGGTGTAGTAATCGTCTTGCTTGCGGGCCTTGGCTATGCAGGTAAGCGTGTATGGGAAAACAACAACAACCAAATGGAAGAAGGTATCTAATGTTAATAAGAAGAATAACAGCAATACTGTGGGTTATCACAGCAATAATGGTAATGACAATTGTGGGTGTGAGAATTAAGGAATTAGTCTCAGATCCAGTACTTGATTGCAATGTCAGTGCCGCGTTTGTTGATGCATGGACACCAACCATCTGGGATGCCGCAGGGTATTGCTGGGGTGCAGACAGAAGAGTAATTGTGGACATAATCATAGAAATGAACCCACAATTAGATCCAATGAATCTGCAAACAAATCAAATAATCATGTTACCACAAGGTAATTCACGAAATGAAGCAAACAGAGAGGGGAAATAATGTCAAAGTTAAATTGGAGGAACTATTCCCGTTACGCGCGGGATTATGAGAAAGAGGTGTGGTGCTCTCGAGACAAACACTATGTTTACATAGCAGATGCTTGGATTTCACACCACCCAGTAACTCGTGTGTGGTGCACTGAGTGCATCGCGGAAAGTGAGGCTTCGGTTGCAGACCGCAAGGTAGTAACTCAAGCAAAGAAAGCAATGAAAGAAAACAACCAACTAAACCTATTCATGGAAGAAGGAAAATAATCATGAACGCAGTACAGAAAATGATTGAGCTAATGAAGGCAAAAGGTATACCAATCAATAATCCACTAGAACCACAAGACACAGGAGAACCAGTAATGGATGAAATAAATCAATTATTCCCAATACAACCACAATCACAAACCTTCACCTTCGTACAGGATGATGGTTCAATCATTGAGTTGGCTGTCAACACAAAGCCAGTCGATATGATGACACCATTTGAGGTTGTTGATGAATATCAAAAGAACTACATCAATATGCAGTTGATGGAGTCAATGGGTAACGGCTTGTGGAAGTACGCCAACTGTGAGAAAGACCTTAAGAATCAAACTATATCTGATTTCAATTCCGCTTTGGTAAGGCGGAGAGCGGAGATGGAGAAGGTCCAAGTAGTTAATCGTTGGGATGCTATTGGGTATTATTCAATGGCAACAAATTACAACAAAACTAATTCTGGCATTTGGCACTACGCGATAGAAGGTCGTATGCTGCCAAAAACAGATGGAACTGGATGGTTTGTTAAGTACAACCGTATTGCGAACTACACACCATTTAAATCTGGTAATGAGGTAGCTCGTGGATATGGTGAATTTGCAGTAAAGCCTTCAGGCAAACCAAATGTTGCTATTGGCACTCACAGCAGTAAATATAATCACATTGTGATTGCTAGTGAAACTCCAAATGGTGTTCGTCTTCTCGTTAAGAATACTAAGACTAAAGCAATTCTTTGGGGGCAAACAATCTGGATGGTCAAAGAAGGCCGTAATGTTTTCCAATTAGGGCTTGAGTATGTCAATAAAAACATTATGGGAGAGCTATTTGACATATATGAGGAAAAGGACGTTATTAAACTGGCTGAAAGCTATCCAAAATATTACAATGATCATCTGCAAGCGGGCAACAATATACAGTTGCATAACTTCACTCAACGTGACATGTATTATTTCAATAACGCAACAAATCTTAAGGATGTGTTCAACAAAGCATATGGCAAGACTGGGCAAGACAGTTTGACTAAACATGCTTTTGGTGGAGCTCAATCGCTTAAGTATTTTGAGCAAATACAAGCTGCAATTATTTTGATCCGTTTATTCAAACCATTTCCTAGGGAGTTCTTTGATAGCATCAACTTGGATTGGGTTACACCAGAAGACACAGAAGAAGACTTGAAGCGGTATGACTATAATCCTACGCTGCTTATGGAAAACCGTAAATATAAGTTATCAGCTATGCTTGATAATAGTTACGGAGTTATTAAGTTCTACGATGTTTTCTTTAAATACTTTGGTGTAAATAACAAAATGATCAAAGAAGTAAAAGATGGACTAGACAAGAAAAGAGGACCAAATCATTCGTGGGTGCAAGATGCGGTTGTTGCATTGAGGACAATACCAGCTGGCAATAAGCGTAAGGCAGTTGTTAACGAAGTAAGACGGCAGAAGCTTACAACGGAAGAGATCCACAACTATGTTGTACGCGAAGCTCGTAAATATAAGGGCGAAATAAAGAAAACAACAAACACACCAGTAATTAATTCATTCAATGAAAAAGAAATTATGCCAGGTGTGATATTTGTAGCGCCAAAAGACACTGAAGACCTACATATGTGGGGTAACCAACAGAATAACTGCATTGGCACAAACTATGCAAGACGTGTTGCAGATAAAGAATGTTTCATCTTTGGATTCATGAATAAAGAAACTAAAGAATGGATTGGTCATGCCATGATCAAATATTTCAACAGCAGCAACATGATTGTGAGTTTGCGCGAAAAGGAAGAGGATAGTGGAATGTCAATTATTCAGTTCCTTGGCAAGCACAACCAACCAATTGATCCACAACTATATGCACCACTTACTGAGTGGATGAATAAGAATCTATCAACAAAAACAAACAAGAAAGCAGGTAAGTAATCATGTCAAATCAACAAACAACAAAAGGAGAGGTAAGTTCCATGAGGGAATGCAAACACGAAAACTGGGGATGGAGAATAATTCCTGATTCAGAAGAAAACTATCAAGCAGTTTATTGCGACATATGCGATCAAATGCTTGCTCAAGTAGGACAAGAAAACAAAACTGTTACAGAAACAGCAAAACCACAACCAAAGGAGAAGGCAATGAAAGAATCAAATCTTGGCAGGCGAACTTGCACAAGGTGTGAAGGTACAGGCCAACACTCATTCAGCTCAAAGCATGGAACAATGTGCTATGGATGTTTGGGTACTGGAACAAAAAGTGAAAAGTCAATGACAGATAGCCAGATCAAATACATCCGGAGCTTGTTTACACAAGTGAAAGAAGCAATGACTATCGATGAGCAAGAATCTTTGATAACGAAGATGAAGGCACACATTGACAAAACAAATGTGCTCACTACTGTGTGGGCATCATCAGCAATTGCAAAACTTAAAACCTTTCAGAAAGGAAGGTAATCATGTCAAATCAACCAACAACAAATGGGGAGGATAAACCCATGAAGGAAGAAACAGCACAGCAAAAGCTCAAGCGGTTAACGCAAGAGATTCCTATACAACCACAAAAGAAAGGAACGGAAATGATTTCATTCATGAATGATTTCTTTCACACAATCACCAACGATCCTACTCCACAAGAGTCGCTGGGTTACACAACATCACAGAAAACAAACAAGCCATACAAGATGGGGACAACAACTCGTACTGGGGCTGATGGTGACTACAACCACAATCTCTGGATGATGCCAATCAACAATGGTGACACTTGGAGCTATGGATTGTTGGAGCACAAGCTCAATAACCGTGGAAAGAAGTTCAAACTTAAGATGATTACAATTAATGATCTTAAGACTTGGACAGGCAAAGATAGTGGAGACTTAGATGCATTAATCGAAGAATCCAATTTTGCTTGGGCCAATGCCACACACGCGTTCTTCCTTAAGACAAGGGATGACGACAACTGGACATTGAGCGATCTTGGAATTGGTGTAATTGACATGAAGAAAACATCAAAGCGTCTTCAGGAAATTACCCGGTTCACACAGATCCACAAGTCAAAGAACATGCAGCGGCTTACATTCTGCGTGTACACAAATGAGTGGATGGAGAAGTATTATCAGGATAACAATTTGAGCTACAACAGTTCAGATGAAGTTATGTTTGATGGTCCAGTGTTCATCCGCAAATCAGCCATGGTTAAAATGTGCTTTGAGATCACAGACGAAGTGACCAGGAAGCAAATGATTGGTGCTATCCATAACGGACGGAATACATTCCTTGCGCGTATGGCAATACCAACTGGCTTAATCAAGGGCTTGTGGCATGTTGTTGAAGATGAAGACATCAATGCAGATGTGGTATACCACGAAACAGCATTGAAGAAGGAATACTTCACCACTAACGATGTGTGGACATTCTCTGCATGGCCTATGGATACATCCTATGAAGTTAGTTGGGACACACAGTCCATGATTAACAACATTGGCTGGCTCTACACACCAGAACGCTTCAAAGCTGAACTGGACACATTGCTCACAGACTTCACCAAAGAAGTGACATCTGGCAATCTTCCAGAGTGGATGAAAGTAGGCGCATCAACAGATCAAGATGGTGGGCTTACCAATGAGGACAATGAACTGCAAGAGTGGCAGGCGAACTATGTCAAGTGGCAAAAGAATGGATTCTCGTTATACGACAGTTCAAACTTCATCCACCTGGCATTTGGACAGCTTGCTAATCGCATGCGTGCAGCAGTTAAGCGTGACAACATGTGGTTGCCAATGTGCAATGCATTCATGGCTCCAGTAATCACACACGAAGCTCTTCAGATTATGGGTGGGCAAAACCTTCCAGAATCAAAGAGTGATCTTGTATGGTTCGATCCGCGCTATGGTGCAATCATTCCAGGCAATCGCTTTGTTGATACAGCGGTGTTACATGATACATGGGACCAAGATGGTGACATGGCTCGTTTCATCCGTATCAAATTATGGTGCAGTGACATCAATGTATGGGACACGATGGCTACCGAAGGAGTAGTACCTTACGTTGCAATTCCAACAACACCAGAAGAAGCGGTTGATGTAGTAGTGATTGTTCGTTCACCAAACGGACCAGGTGGATACAGTATCAACTTCTACGACGCTGAAACAATGCCATTCATGCGTGTCAATGAAGAGTTGGTGCAAGTTATTGACCTTGCTACAGCAACAATGCCTATGGGTACATTGCTTAAGGATACTGTAGTATCTGATGAGTTGCAAGACATCATCAATAATACGCAGTACACTAAGCGTGCATTCACAAGGGATAATGCCAAAGACATGGTCATTGCACAAATGTCCAACCCTGGATTCGGTTCATTTGCAAACTTCATGATGGTGTATGCAAACGTATATGGGCCAGGATACCCAGCTTCCATGCCGGCAACAGGTAATGACATCATCGACGCAAGTGCACAGACAGCCAACATTGAGGCATTTGAATACATCAGTTCAGGTGTAAGCATGCTGTGGGCAGATATGCTTCAAGATATTGTTAATAGCGATAAAGTTATTGACTCTTATCTGTTGAATCGTTTGCCAACAAGCTTCAACGCAATGCTGTATGGAACTAAACACATTGCAGATGGACCAATGGCAGAAATGCTTAAGCAGTACATCAAGACCATGAAGGAAATTGACCAGGAGAAGAAGAATACAATCTACCTCCGTACACGCTCAGAGCTCATCCCTATGTTGCAAGAGTTGATTCCGACTCTTACGGCAGATACTCAGGCATGGTGTGAATCGTTTAACACCAAGTACATGCGTCTGCTCAGGGCATTGGATGAACAAAAGGCAGAGCGGAAAGCAGAAGAGACACAATGGTCAAGCCGTTACTTCAAGGCATGGAACGCTGTGTTCGCTGCAGATGCTTTGGAGAAGGTCATTAAGTCCATGGTGGATGAGATTAAGCTTTCATCAAACCCAGGTAAGTTTGCAGTTGCGCTGTATCGTTGGATGACAGACCCAAAGATGAGCTACGAATTGGTATATCGTGAAGCTACCAATGACTATGTCAAAGCAAATGCTCACCTCCGTTATGGTTTGGTGGACCGCGTAATCTTCCAGGCCGGCAAGCACGGTCAAGAGAATATGATGGATGTACTTATCCAGGGGCTCAAGGATCTGGGCCTCTAGGATAAGTATTATTATCATCCGATATTCTAAAGTAGCCCAGTGAGAAAACCTAGGCTCTCAGGTCTAGTCCATTCTAAAAGATGTTCTGCGGTGGCCCCCATGACGGGTCTAGCCGTGGAATAAGTCGGGATTTATAATGAATTCCGCCTGTCACCAGCAACGGGTTGTTGACAGTTTAACGAAAGGGGACATCATGTCTCTTGTTATCATCAAGGTGGGTGGCGAAGCAATTCACACTCACGAAAAGAAGGACGGCTCAGGCTCGTTCACCAAGACAGAAGTGCCAGTAACACTTCAACGGCTTGCTGATTCGGATCTGCCAGCAGGCATCCAGTACACAATCTGGCTGAATGCAACAACACAGGCCAAGGTGATTGCGCTTGCAATGGCATTCATCGCTGGAACCGTGAAGGTCAAGGGAACCAACGAGTTCTACCACCGTGACACCCGCTTGGGCATCAACAACGACGCTGAATCGTTTGAGTTCGGTGGTGTGAAACCGTACAACGGCCAGAACAAAGCAACTGGTGAGTCTTACACACTCATGCAGGAGACCATCTGGTTGAAGGACGACTGTGTGTTCTCGTTTGAGATGCTGGAACTTCCAGTTGATTCAAAGAACGGCAACATCAACGACCTTCTCGCTGAATGTGACCTTGACCTTGTAGGCGACGCATTGTTGTCTGCACCTATCCCAACCGCCCTCGCAACCGCCGAAGAGCCTTTCTAGGTTCACGACAGTTGCTCAACCGTGTCAGTCAAGTTGGTGTGTGTCCCCCACATACATCAGCTTGGCTGACATTTTTTTGCCAGTAGTTCCCTATTTTTTTCTATTAGTCCTATTCCTCATGTATATATGCATGTTAAGGAATAAGTAGGATTAGTTTTAAGATTTTGCGGGCATTTGTTTGTAAAAGCTGACCCTTCTGGGGTTGCGCAGACATTTGCGCCGCAAACAGGTAGTCAACACCTGAAAACCCCTTGATCAGTCCTATCGGGATGAAGTTGATAATGGACGCTGGATGCAATTCCATCATAAATTGCTACAGCAAGGTAGTCACACCTGTATAAAATCAATAGTCCTATTGAGCTAAAGATGACATTGGACAGACGATCTACAGCGTCTTTTAAAAATTTAGGGTAGACTTGGCCACTGGTACAAGGGCGACACAAGAACACTGTCTGGTATATGCAGAAGAAGCGTTGTATCAATATACCACCTACTCATCTCAATTGAAAGGATTGTTATGGTAATCAAAGATGATTCATTTGATGTTAATCTTATTGCGACCAAAGAAGGTCTAATAAAAATTAGCCAATTGACCTTGCTGGAAACAGTTAAAGAAATGAACTACCGTACAGACGCATTGCTTGAAATCTGCGAATCACACCAATTGCTTATCGA